CAGCGCCTCATCGCTCATGCTCTTGGCACGTGCCTCCCAAGTGGCGAAATCAGCGGCGGTGGCGTAAGTGGCGATCATGGTCCGGTGGTGTGAACTGCGATAATTGTAGCAGATAATTGGGGGGGGGGAGAGAGGAGGAGATCGATCGAATCCCCATTGTGACGATTTATGAACAGTCCACCGATTGTCTGATTCTGGCGCCGGGCGCGTGTAGAATAAGGGGACAATCAGATGAGGGGTGGGGTAACCCCGTTGATGAAATGGTCGCCACGCCCCCTGCGCAATTTTATTTGCGAACAATTGTGAAATGTGTTGACCCGACCGGATCCCCTATGCTAGGATTGGGGTAGAACCTTTTGTATGTTACGGATTGTTAAAGAAAGGGGGCGTTGCCGCCCCGTTGTGGTTCAATGGAAAAAGTCGTAAGGCGTTTGCTCTGTCGGATCATATCCCTCCCAGAGCATTGCTACAGTGCTAGCAATGCTGCGCTCTGCCTTCCAGCAGTCTAGGATGACATCCAGTGCCCAACCGTCATCAAGGGTGGCAGGGGGGCATTCCTGCGCCTCCACAGCATCCCAGAACTCTCCAAAGGACTCATCCTGCCAGCAGGATTCGGAATCCAGCGCCATGCGCCGGTTGTATTCTTGGCGCTCTTGGCGCTCCATCTCTGCAAGGGTGCTGTTGTGAAAATCCATGGTTCCGGTGTGGTGCGGTTTGCTTTGAAAGTATAGAGGCAAAGGGAGCAGGGGTCAACCTGCCCCCCGTAGGGATCAGACCGTCTGATCCTTAATGGCATCATGTACCTCTCCCAGCATGTCATACCAACGGGTTAGACCTTTTTGACCCATTTCGTGCCCTTTGGCGGACAGGAGCGCGATTCGGATCGTATCCCAATCGCCTGCGGCAAGGGTGACGGTTTTGTTTTTGGTGGTGGTGGTGCTCATCAGTCTCGGGTGTGGTGCGGGTTCCTGTCCCGCTTGAGCATATCCTACATCAGAAGGGGGGATCCGTCATCCCCCCCAGTGGACGGTGGTCAGACCGTCACAATCCTGTCTGCCTTTTTCTTTGCTGTTCCATGCGACGGAAAACATACAATAACGTTACGGTCGGAGTTAGCACAAATGCCGCAAGTTGCACATGTAACATTATCATGAATCTTTGCAGGGCAGACTACACATTTGCGACCGTTGGTTGTTGTGAAGAACCGGCGCGATTCTGTGGAGGGAACAACAGCAACGGCAGGGATTCCGTGCTCTGTCATCACTTTATCAGCAACCTCTACAGACTCACAGGATGCAGAGATTGTGAAACCTTTGCTGTTTGCTTCCTTGATAATTTCAAGGTTCTCAGTGTTGAGAACGTGGTGAGTGTAAGTGTAACCTTTGCGCCCTTTGTTTGCTGCCACCAGATCAGCAACACTGGCGCGATCGATGTTCCCATCAACATGGGGCAGATCACCGGATACGTTGTGGCGCCAGATCTGACCGCGTGCAATCCGGCGAACCTTAGAGAGGAATTCCTCCCATACAATGCCGGTTTCGGATACCTTGCGCCATGCCGCGCCCTGGAAGTGGAATTTGGCGTAGCACGCTTCCGCCATGGGGCAGGTAGCGGGGCAGGATGCCTGTTCAGTGGTGCTGGCAGGGATCCTGCCAAGTTGGGCGTTGCTGCTGGCGGGGTTGAAAGAGACGCGCATTGGTGTGGTTGCGACTGATCAAACAATAACAGGGGGGAGAGCGCCTGCCAACCCCCCTAGTGGACGGTTATCAGATCGCCACACCATCCTGGCGAAGGCGATCCACAAGACGGGATGCCATGGCGCCACAATGGGGGCACTTTGTGGCGTATTTGATCTCTGATTTAATTTTATGATCTTTCACCCGTGCGAACTTATAACGATAAACTTTGCTAAGTGTAAGCATTGCCTGCCTTTTTGTAATGTCGTTTTCATCAATCTCACGGTAGATTGTCACCAGATTGTGATAGGACAGGGTAGGATTACGGCGGATTTGATTCAATCGTGAAACTGCAAGTTTGGCGAATACTGCATCACCAGTAGTTTCAGTGACTACATCAATCAGATAATCGTGAAAAGCAATAAGTTCTTCTTCTTTCTTTTGCTGCTGTTCTTTCTGTTCTTCCTCTTTCTTGATTGATTCGATCTGGGAGGTAATTTCCCGGAAAGATTCCACGAACTGCTTCTGCAGTTCGTTCAGGTTTGCGGTGAGAGTTTGGAGGTCGCTCATTGTTCTGGGTTGGGGTGGAATCGGATCCGTTTGTCCGATGGGCACAGTATGCCCCGGCAAGACGGGGCAGATCAACCAACCCTGTGCCACTACCAGAACCGTCCACAAGGGCGTTGTAAGGTCTTAAAATGCTCTATTGTATGGGGACAATCGAAAGAGGGGAGGGGTATCCCTGTAGACGACAATACATCGCCACCGCCCCTGCCATAAAATAATTGTTTCAATATGTTAAAAAAAAGGATCCCGCACCACCAGGATCCTCTAGACTCCAATCACCAGATACGCTATACCCATATTTTATCTTAACGTTCTCGCAGAGTGACTTTTTTTTTCTTTACAATGTGGGCAAACTCCTTCCCACACGGATAACTTTATTTTAGAGAGGCAAATCCCTTCCTCTTAAGATTATTGTATCATCCAATGTGGGTCATTGTCAAGTGCAACCCAGAAAAAGTTACGATTGTTTGCACTTCTTAAGAATAGTTTGTTGTTCACGATTTGTTCAATAATGCATACAGAATCGCGTGCCATTAAATTGGCGAATCTGTTTTTTGCTTTTGATGAAATCGGTTTGACTTGAATGGTTTCCATGATGTCCATTGCAATGTGTTCATTATAATGGATGGTGATAATCTCGTCGAGATTGTGTGTGCCAATTGTTATGGTGTCACAATCTCGACGAGATCCTTTTAGATCACTGCTTGACGAGAGTCAGTTGATTCTCACGCAGTGCATTGTTGAAAAACTTACCAACGCTACCATCAGAATTGATGGTTTCCGTCAGAGTCGAAATAAACTGTTCTGCATTAACCACACCGTAGGTATAGTCTCGACCACCAGTAAAGGTGACGGTCACTTGATCATCGACAACATCAGAGATAGATTCGATGGCGGAAGAAGTGAACTTAGGGAACATGATTTAGAATTGTGTAAAGGAACAGATGGAGTCTTTAGGGCGCTGCCGTTCCCTGTGTGATCAGTCTAGCATCAGAACTCGATGGTGTCTAGTGTAGGACAAACAGTTTCGCCAGATTCACAAGTGTCACTCCCATCACAGAGAACATCAAGAATTCGAAGGATTTCTGATCCATTGGAACCTTTGCGGAGTGCGTGGATGTAAAGTTCTTTAGTCATTGTTGCCTTTGGTTGACTCTGTAATTCTAAGGGCATGGCGGGGACATTGCTGCCCCCCTTGTGCCACTGCTCAGACTGTCATAAGGAGAGCAGGTTGTTCTGTAACGAAATCATACTCTTGGGTGTTAGTGTCACCCCAACCCAGTTTCCAACACTGCCATCCCAAACCAGGAGTAAACAGATAGCACCATTCCTCTCCACAATCACCTGAGAGAAACTCATCGAAGTTGCTCATCCTAGGAGGAGCATCTTCACCTCGCTCACTATAATACAGTGGAGCAGGTTTTGCTTTTACTGGAGAATAGACCCACTGTTCATTATCAGTGGTGATATATTCTACAGTTCTGTTACCCTCAGAATCATAGATCTCTTTTTTGAGAGGAACAGAATCCCAACGATGTGTGGTGTGCAACTGCCCCATATCACCACCGTTGATGAGTTCTTCTACCTGTTCTTTATACAGGTAGTTGTCAATAAGTTGGCGACCATTGTGTTGAATGTAACCATCATAATGACAGTAAACACTAATGATTTGATCGGGTCCGAGAGCAAGACCGATGCGAGAGCGAGTTCCCATGGTGTGTTGGGTGAACTGAGATCAGTGTAGCAGGTTTGGGGGATGCTGTCATCCCCCTGTCAGGAATCAGTAACTCAGATCCTCCAGATATTCTGTGAAGATTTCTGACACTTCATCCCATTGGGCGTCCGTCAGAAAACCGCACTGATCCTCCATCCAGTTGGAAACCATAGACCAGTCTGCATCCATCTCTTGGATGAACTGGGGCAGGGACTGGAGAGCACTGATGAAATTAGAAGTCATGGTCGGAGTTGAGTTCCTGTTGAAAGTCTAGCATGGATTCCTGCATTTCGGGGATGTCGAAGATCTCACCCGGAGAATCCATGATCTCATTCCAGAGATCAGTGTCGATCAGATCAAATTCCATGAAGATTCTTAAGGTCTTGGATGGTGTGAGAGAGACCTGCCTTGCAGTATCCTACAGCATATGGGTAGGAACAGTCAAGATCACAGTCAGGTTTTGTTAGGTCTTGGGGACGTGCTGAGTATAGAACTTTTTGCATCCATTCCAGTTCCTGAATGATTTTTTCCAGTTTGGTTTTGTCGGTCATTGGAGTTGGGTTCCGAACAAACGAATCATCTCACGGATTCCGGAGGGATGCAACGTGCCAGTGGACAGTCTATAAAGTGTCACCTGCGATAGGGAGAACTCCACCATTTGCGGTATGCAGTGTAAAGAATCACTGCAGTCGAAACGATACCGACCAGACCCAGAACTGTCACAGGGTCGCCGGAGAAATCATAAGTGTCTGGCATAATGAATCAAAAAAACGGATCAACTTCGCGAATTGTAACATCAACTTCCTCTCCACCTTCAAGACCTAAAAGGTCTCTCCAGTCGAGTTTGTCAATGTCCAGATCATCATAACATGCAATGTCAAGTGTGACTGTGACTAAACGCTTTTGTGCTAGCATGTGTCTTATGAGTATTGTTGATGTATTGTATCATGCATAATGCTTATATGCAAGATCCTGATAGTCATTGTCACACCTATCATAATCCTCATCATTGTCGTCATAAGACTCAAGACGAGAATAATGTTCGTAGTATGAGTCTTCGTCAAGACAATGATCATTGATGGTGATGTAGTCGAGATCGTAGTCGTCGTACATAACTCGTCGAGATTCTACTGTTTACTTGTGTATTGTAGCATGATTCTCGTCGAGATACAACTAATTGCCTGATATATTCTCGTCGAGATCTCATACCATATATGTATAAAAACGTCAAGGAATTGTGTGGATTTGCAAATTTTTATGTCTGGATGTGAAGATTTTTGCCGGGCGCTTGACATTTTCGGCGTCTTGTGATAGTGCGCACGCCAAACTCACAAGACCTGGGCACATTACCATAAGATATAAGAGTTATTACCATAAGATACCAGGCACATTACCATAAGATATAAGAACCATTATCATAAGATATAAAAGTTATTATCATAAGATATAAGAGTTCAAAACCCTTTATTTATACAATTTAACTTCATTTTAATCTCTTATATCCTGATTTCAACAAAAAATGCCCAAAAAAGCACTGTTACAATATAAATTACATACATACAATACAGTTAAACACTATTGCCCCAATGTCAGGCGCCATTTACCTCATAATCAACAAACAAAATGGACACAAATACATAGGAAAAACCACAGATTCAATAGATTCTGCCTGGAAAGAGCATATTATCCTATCAAATCGTATGGATAGGAATCCACTACATCTTGCTCTTCGTAAGTATAAACCTCACATGTTTTTACTTAAACCAATAGAGGATGTAGATAATAATTTAGATGAAAGATATGATTATTGGTTAGATAGATATAATCCAGAATACAATTCTAACTCCTTTACTGATGAGAATACTGAAGTTAAAACAATTGAAGTAAAGAAAGAAATAGTTTCTACCCCCAAAAAGAAGTCTAAAAGACCAGAAAAAACCAAGGGATACACAATACAAGGTATGAATCTGGCAACTGGTGAGATTAGAACATGGGAATCTGCCAGGGAGGCAGCACGTGATATTACTGGTGATGCAAAGAAGAATTCAAATATATTACGATGTGCTCGTAATGGATATAAGTATTATGATCATGTATGGAAAATTATTGAAGACTTTAGATTCAGAAAAGTGAAGGCGGTAAATAGAAAAACATGGCAGGAATTTCACTTTGACAATATAGCAGATGTATTTAAAAAGACCGGTGTTAAAAGAGATCCACGTTTAAAGAAAGTATTAGAAAGTAATGGTAGATTAACATGGAAAGGATATATGTGGTTCTATACGGAGTAAACAAATGAAACGCCCATTAAACACATGTTTTGATTGCGACTATACATGGTATCCACGTGGTCATTATATAAGTAAACACTGTCCCCATTGTGGTTCTAATAACGTAGGCATACAATACATACAAATAATCCCACTACTGTTAATAGTGGGACTACTGTTGTTTATTTTAATTTAATTTCAATCCTCGAACCTTTCGTTCCATTTACCATGAAACTTTTGCATAATACCCTCAATCATTTTGTGCCTTTTGGAAAGATATGATTCTGGGTCCATGTTATGCAGTTCGGTGATATTACCAAATGAAAAGAACATAGAATCCAGTGTATGACACATGATCTCATTCATAATCTCATGTTCTTCAACAGTAAATGTGAGCGCAATGTCATGCTCTTTCATGGTCTTCATGTTTAGATTTCCTTGATTTTGTTTTAACTAATTGGTCAATTTGATTCCGATAACATAATACCAGAACATGATACTTTTGATGTATGGATGGATCCGGCATTGGCGTTGTTGAAACTTCTATCGTAATATATTCAGTTCCAACATGATAAACCCATCCCTCAATGTTTTGTTGTTCCCAGACAACATAATCATTTTCTTTTGGACTATACATCCCTCACTGCACGTAGATAATTAGGATTAATTCCACGTCCAACATATTCTGACAATAGTGCATCACATCGTTCCCGTGTTAATTGTCTTGCAGATGGATCAATTAGTTCCCATCCATTCGTATAAAGTTCTTCAATACGATAAAGAATTGTTTCAGTCATGTCGTAAACTCCGATACAATACCAGACTCATGATCACCATCCAAGGGATACACTAGAGCACTCTGAATACTTGGCATGATGTTATGCACATAGGTATCATCATAAGTATCTGACGACGAGAGAATATCAAATACCTCCGAATCGTTCTCTCCAATTACGGCAACAATACCGCCATATTCAGAACTTGGAAATGGAACCCAATAATCCACCAGATAGATGTTTTTCATTAGTTCAGTTAAATTACCATGTCAGTTTAGTTTAGTTTGTTTGATTTGTCAAATAATGAATTCGGACAAATAATAATCAACGGTGATCTCCAGTTTTTCCGCCTGGCGTTCATAGAACATCTTCATCTCTTGACGATCATGATAATCATCAATCTCCTGTTCGGCATGTTCCATGAAGTCCTGCCATGCACGAATGAACATTTCAATTTCCTTTTGTTCCATCATTAAATTGTTTGTAAAGAACAGTTTCAAGTAGTGCCGCCTCTTTTTCATGTGGTTGATCCTCATATGAAAGATCCTCCACACTGACCAGATTATAACACAATCTACCACGTCGGTAGGTCAGTTTACCATCAATCCATTGTGATACATGCACCATCTCATGTAACAATACCCGAACATAATCCTCGGCATCCAGATAGGTCTGAATCTCAATTAGAAAATCTCTGGGATTCTTGGATTTGGCATCAACCACATCACAATAACCCCAGACATGTTCACGCTTTAATCCACGGTGCAATACATTAATCGTCACAAAATAATCGGGATAATAAGTTTCCAAATACCATGCAATTACATTCTCACATAGTTTCTTGGAATAACCATATCCCTCATGTAAAATTAATGTCATGTTAAAATGGCGAAAAACAATCGTGTCATCCAGTTCATGAAAATAAAGAAACTGGAAACAAACATAATCTTTTCAAGTCGTGATAACATCATTAGTAATAGTGCCTTCTACAGGGAACATTTTCATACCATGTTCTTACATAACCCGATCTCCATCTGTTACCGGGAATATATTCCTCCCGGCGGACTCTCTTGGTGCAATGAACATGACGATGATGATGACGATGACGTGATCTGTGATCACTATCCTCCTCTACAAATGGTTCCCAAAATTGTTGCCATGTGATGGCATTTGCCGGGGAACATAAAAGAATACCCGAAATTGCCAGGACTAATAGTTTTTCCATTTATCATCCAAATGATCTAAATGATTTAGTCTGGAACTGAACAGTGAAAAACATGCCCATGCAACTCCAAGTGAAATGATCAGAAAATAGATCATGCGGCATCATCCATGTGATCATCAACCAGTGATGAATCAGGAAGATTGTTGATCCGAGACTTCATTCGATTCATCTTGGAAATCTCCCATCCGTTCATTTCTGCATCATGCACCACACCATCCAATTGGCGGCGCTCGCTTTCCGTATGATAATGACGATAATCGTTCATGATTCATCTCCTCAGATAACATGTTCATTATAACACATCATTTCTGATAAAGGTATCCTCCAGACCAATCGGCATTTTCAAACAGATACTCACGATCTTCGATCAATCGCAAATCATAACGAACTCCCTTGGCAGGAGACTTCCATGATGCAGACTTATAAACTTCACCGGTCTTACGATCCACAAAACAATGCACGGAACGTTGACCACCACCATCAATGAATACAATCTTGTGATATTTCTTACCGCTCACAATCTCATAATCAATGTCACATCCACCATTCTTCAGTTCAACAATCTTATTAAGATGATACTGATACGTGGCAGAATTAGGATCCTGCTCCGGTGCGGCAGCATTTAGAATAGAACGCTCGTGACCACGAATTGCATAATCACGATAGTTATCCTTCAGGGCATCAATCAGCATCAGAGACCACTTACGAACATTCAGTTCAATGGTGTTCCTGGCATCCTGCTGGGATGCATATTCTGCGAAGGTTGGATTGGGAAGTGAGATCATGGTGATCACCCTTGATTACCTCCATATTATAAGGACTCACAAGGCGCTTCGGCAATGCCGTTGTGACAGTTCTTCATGTGGACACTAAAAAGCGCCCTGAAGAGTCTCAGAGCGCTTTTTGTGGAAGGATTAGCGAGCATATCTACATTTTGGATTCTCCATCTGTTCGGCACAAATAGAATCATATGCATCCAACATCTTCATATCTCTATTTGAGAGAAATGAATTATACATCAAAATACCAATTACGGCAAGAAAAATGTAAGAGGTTTTCATTTTCAATCAATGTCGGTGTAAAGAAACTTGTTATCTGGAAAAATACCCATTTCTTCGCATCGCACTTCATAGGCAATTCGCTTTAGCAACTGCAAATCATAATTTTCAATGCTTTTAATCATGGTGCGACGAATCTGGGCAGTTTGAGTGTCGTCTTTCATGGTTCAGAGAGATTCGATGATGGCGCGACGTGCTTGCATCGCGGTAAATTGATTGGGGAAAGTTGCGATCTTGGTGAAATCGTCTCTCCAGTATAGTGCCCATTTGGAGGTTCCCAGCATTGCTTGAACCTTGATGGGATTGTCGATTCCCAGTGGATAGGGTTTCATGGGGTTGCCTCCCTTGATTTCCTAATAATACATGATCCATGCCATGCCACAACCACCAATGGACCAGTCCAAAAACTGGCACAAAAAAAGGAAGACTCTCGCCTTCCTCTGATAATGATTTCAGTAAAGAATTACCGATTATGCAACTCTTTAAGAGACCGAACATAGAATTCCGTAAACCTTTCCATTCTTGTTGGACAAACAGTGCTTGGATCAAAATTGATGGCATTTTTAAGTGCCATCATCTCAATCATTTCATCATCCGTTAATTGACCTGCTTTTATAGGAAGAGACATGGTGGAATGCCCGATTGTGTTGAAATCATAACATTAGTTATGCATAATGGACTGTTTCTTAATAATCATTTAATTATATTGTTACAGTCCTTAATAATTTATACAACTACCCCTATTTTTGAATTGTAATACTTATTGATCACTCTGGTTACAAACTCATAACACTTTATATCACAAAAACCATAATCATGGCAATTGTCTTCAAGATATGCATATATCTTCTCCTGTGCTCTTACAGGAGAAGTAGTTGTATTGAATACTTCTAAAATATATTCGTTTATTTCTTTTATAGTTAAGTTAGAAACATCGCGTGAACACTGCCACTCCTCTCTGGCAATTAGAATCTTATTTTTGGAAATGATCATGACTGTAATATATCTTTAAAATTATATATTTAATTGCAATCAATTATTAAAAAGATTCATAAAAATACCATCAGCACAATACATCCAACCTGTAGAAATATATTTTGTATTGGAAATTGGAGGAAGTCCTTGATGATGATATTCCCAAGTTGCCGGAAACAACAATATTTTTCCTTCTTTTGGTTTTACTGACTTTCCATTAATAAATTGAGTTTTTCCTCCTTCATAAACATCATTCAAATACCAAATATAGGTTAAAAATCTCCATCCCGGCGCTTCAGTAGCAGAATCATGATGTATTTTATAAAATTCATTAACTTTTGTTCTCTGTATCTGATATCCACTATCAGATTGCATTCCATAATCTGGAACTTTAAAATTGGGATTTAGTGATTTTACTTTATCTCTATACTCTCCAACAGCATCTAGTAAAGAATTATAAAAAATCTCATCTTCTTCTTCCCAACCATCAAGATTAGTAATTAAAAGATCCCATGATCTTTTAATATCAAGATCTACTCCTTTACCTGTAAGTCCTTGAAATTTACGTTCATCCTTTTCAAATTTATCAATTACATGTGAACAAAAATCAGAATCAAGTGAATTTTTTTTCGTAAAAATAAGTTCAGAGAAATAATCAATTTTACTCATAATTTACCATCAACTGTTCCACTATATGATGATGAATCTCCCCAACCATCTTGTTTTGCCTTAAGATAAAATCTTGTTGCTTTAACACAGTTTTCTTTCTTAAGAGATGTTAGTATTGGATTTCCTTCTTTATCGTATGAGTTCCACATTTTCCAACGTGATTCTTCCACGTAAAATGCACCATCATCAAAGTATTCTTTTAGATCATCCATCATTTATGCTCCCAAAAATCATCCCATTCTTTCTTGGTAGTGATATCTAATTTAGCACGTTGATTGTAGTATTCTGCTTCACGAAGATTATACTCTTGACACTGTTGTTTTTCCTGATCCGATGCTGCTTTATCGCACATTGCATTCAGTTCTTCTTCAGTATAATTAAAGTGCGTAATGTTACTATCAGAACATGTAATACCTCCAGTTAAATTATCAGAAGGTCCATTAATAAATGCCAAAACTGCTGCTGCTTTATCTTGTTTTTGCTTATGATAATCTTTCCATTCTTTTACAGCTTCATTTAGATCATAAACAAATGTCAAAAAAGAATAGTTATCATCATCAAGATACTCTCCAACTATATCAGCAAGACGATCCTTTATTTGTTGATGATGCAAATCAATTTCCTTTTTCATTGAGTTTCTCCTCAAGTTCATCAATTCTAACATAAAGATCTTCAATTAGCGAAGTAAGGTTGTAGAAGTTGACTTTACCAACCTCATAGTATCCATTATCTGCTGTAACTTCACTGAAGATTTGTCTCCATTGTGGTGTTCTTTCAGTCATTACAAGTGCCCATAGTTTTGTTGATAATAAAGAAATCTTTGCATTGATGGTTTAACATTTAAACTTTCACAACATCTCAAATATGAAATGAATTCATACCAAGGTGCTGTAGGATCTGTGTCACTCATTATTTCAACCTTTGAGATTCTAAACCTGTTACTTCTACTCCTCTGGAGATCATTTTCATCATTGCTTGTTGGGCAGTTTGTAATTCAAAATAAACTGCCCATTTTTGCTCATCCATGTATTTGTAACCTACTTTAGAAAATTCAACAGGAGATTTCATCAATCGTCGTAAATTTTACATTCAAGTGCATTTGGATTTGCATCACAATACAATTCTAGTGGAGTTGGATCATGAGTATCATCTGGATGATTCAACTTATATGCTTCAAGTTGTTCCAGTTCAGACTCAATGTGACGGCGACGTTGTGCAGAAATGTTAGGATTCTCCAGTTCATCCTTGTCCATTTCAATGTGTTTGTTGATATTTTCCATTGTTTGTATCGACATAATACTTATTTATTAAAAAACATACCAAAATTGCCACTATCTCCCTTTTTTCTAGACTCAAGTTTATCTAGAATATCATCAGTTGATCTGAGAGTTTCAATTTCAAAAATTAGTTTTGATAGTGTTGTGCATATTATAGGACGTTCTTGTCTTGCTGCAAATGCAAGAGCATTTCTGAGAGATGCTTCTGCTTCTTTCAAAGAATCATCTACAGTTTTACTAATTGCCATTTCAATTTCTCCAGTTTTTAATTTCTTCTTGAATGATGAGTTTCAGTTCTTCATCTGACATTTCATTCATCCATGACCACATTGGATCTTCTCGATCCCAATCAAAAGTAAATGATCCATCATCATTCAATGTTATCTTTAGACTGTTTTTCACGCTTTCTGACTGATTTTAGTGATTTAAGTTCAATTTTGATATTTTGATATGCTGTTTCAGCATCAATCTTACCACCAAGTTCCATGGCGCAAATCATATCGACTCTTGTCCCAAAATGTGCAAGTGCTCTTTCAAAATTGTCTAGATCTTCATACATACTGATTACAGGATTAACTTCATTATACAGAATATCTATACGTGAATCAAGTGAGTTTTCAAGACGATACAATTCATTGGTTGTTCCAACATTTTCCTCCTCAAGAATTTCTACTCTCCTTTCAAGTTGTGTTAATTTATTTCTCCAGAGAGATTTCCATTTTATCATAGCACTTTAAATCCAATAGGTCAAGTTGTTTTGTTTGATATCTTATACTGATTCTTCCTAAGTTTTAATGACTTAATATACTTTTGCCTGTGTTCCTCACATTGAAAGTAACATGTCTTTTCATTTCCATGATCATTAAATACCAACTTCCATGTCATTGATGGATATGGAAACTTATCTTCTTTTGCTTTTCTAGTCATTTTCAAGGTCCTTTAAATAATCAATCCACCATTGAGGATCTTTGGTTTTTTTCCAATTAGGAACTTCCATTCCTTTCTCAGAATAATATTCAAACAGAGCACTATCTATAATCTGTGCGGTCTCCATATTCTTCTTCCTCCTCATCAACGTCAGCATATGGATTTTCCACATAGGGTCCTCTTCTTCGTAAAGGTTCTTTTCTGACATAGGACTGTTCTTGATTGACTGCAGCAATCCATACACTGAGTTTCATTATAATCCATATGATTGCTATTGGAAAAAAACAGGAAAGAAGAATTAATGTTTTCATCCGTCCAACTCCCAACACTTGTTAAATCTATCTCTTAATTGATTTAGTTTAACTTTTTCTTGATATTCTAAAATGTAACCATTTATTAACTTTTCTTGTTCAGTAAGTGAAATACGATGTCTGAGTTTAATGTCAATCAAATGAACCATATCCATGTAGAATTCATTTCCTTTTGCAATAAACTCATCGTAGTTCATATGATCTCTCTATTTTGAAAATATTGAAGAGTTTCTTTTAGACTTCCAATATGCTCATGATTGATTGTAATCTGAGGATATTCTGCATCTTTACCAAACTCTGCACGAAACTGACGATCACTAAAGTGAACACCAAGTTCATATTCAAGATATTCTCCACCTAAACTCTTGAGTAACATACGAATTCTCTCACATTCCTGACTACCGTCAGTATAAAGAATTGCACTAATCTTTTTATCAGTCACGTTGCCTCCAATCATCTGGTCTTTCTTGACTAAACCATTCAGCAATTTCATCTGCAGATTTGAAACCAGTTTTATGGTTAGATGGATCTGGATCTCCCAGACCCATCTTATTCATAAAATCATCCAAATCTCCCTCAACCATATCAGGATTAGATGCAGTTCTCCTTGCTTTATTCAACCATTCTCTTGCAGTTGTATTTGACTTGGCAAGTTTTTCTGCCCAAATCATTTCATCTAGAGAAACTTCTTCTTGATTTACAATTTTATTACAAATTGCTTCAAGTTGAAGTCTATATTTCGTGGATAACATAATTCTTCTCTTGTTAAATTTATTTATTTTGATATTCTTTCATAATTTCTTCTGCCATTTTAATTGATCTCCTCCAAATAATATATTTGACAATTGGATTCTTTGGATTGTTTAAAATCCACCAAATATGCTTTTTAAAGTAGAAACTAATTATCTTACTGGTGTAAGTTACAAAAGATGCTACACTATTATCAGTAACAATTAAGTAAAGAAATATACTAAAAGTAAAATAACAAAAATAAATGTAATTGCTATTCATCTGTTCCCCCATATAATCCGACTTCTTCCTCATCAATATTGTAAAGATATTCCAATACTTCTTTTCTCAAATCCATCAATTCTTGAAAACATCCTTGAGAGTATGCACATTGCCTAAGTTCAGAGTCTGGTTTTAACACGCTTTCAATGAAAAGTGCTCTTGCAAGAGATTTCTTTTGTTTTTTGTCCATGTTGGAAATCATCCTTTAGATTTGGATTTGAGTTGTTTTTTGATGTAAGAAACTGCCGATGGATAATTCTTAGCAGTATGCCACTGCTTACCATTATGTAGGATAATGAACTTTTTTGATCCACCGATACTTAATGCAACCCATTCTCCATTTTTGGTAATGTATCCGTTAGGATACCCAGGAATAGGATCCAAAAGAGTTTCGTTTTGAACGTGCCAACCATCCATATCAATAAACAATAGTAGAGGACATTACCCGTGCATTTGGGTATTGAGAAAGAGCAACGCGAATCGCTTCATCACGATTTCGAGCATAACACTCCACGTAAAAGGTTTGACCGCTAACCATGCACATGACACGATGCCTCATGATTCAAATCCTCACTTGTTGATTGTAGAGATGATGGGTTCGCCATGGACAAAGATGGTATCAGACACTGCCTGAACCCTCCTTGCTGTCCCGATCCCAGTGTTATTATACACCGGAACGTGGACGAAACCATATGGTTTTACAAATTCTTCACTTTTGTCTGGAGTCAAGGAACCTTCTGAGAGGCGCCTAGAATCGTCTGGATGAAGGCGGATTACCCTACCAATGGTTTGTGCCATGGCAATGTAGTCAAGGTTCCTCATGAGGATGCAGGATGTCAATCCAGGACAATCAATACCCTCTGAAAGAATACTGTAATGAAGAACAACAAACTTCCTACCGTTTTCTTTGCCATAAGACTTCAATGTATCGAAGAATACATCACGATCTACTTTATTTCCATTGATAAATGCGCCATACTTTGCAGTAATCCAGAACAAATCATATCCAAAAGACTGAATCTCTTTCATGAAATCAGTCTCTGCAAGCATACGAATCAAAACCTTAGTATTTGGTGCTGCTACAAGAACCTTATCCATATTGTCTTCATTGACAATTGTATCAAGAAGAGTCATACAATCACGTTCTGCACCGAACTCCTTGTCCCTAACAGAATTGATGGTATGAGTCTTAATCTTTGGCGAAACAATATGTCCCTTAGAAACCATCTCTGGTGCAGATACATTCACAATAATCTGACCATAAACATCACTACGATTCATTCCTGGTTTATTTGCCTTCAAAGAATACTTTGGTGTTGCAGTGTATGAATAGAAACGATCACAAGACTTGGAAAGTTGCTCAACTGCAGGAAAGAAATTCTTCTGGATAGAATTATGTGCTTCATCAATATGTGCAGTATCTACCTTGATACCAGACTCAATAATACGATGAAGAGAATGATATGTGGTAAAGATCAGTTTATGACCTTCTGTTTTATCAAACCAGTTCTTGATTACTTTTGGATTTGTTGAAGACTTATGCTTAGTCTCTCCACTATGGCAATGAAATACCGAAGCATTGGTAATAAACTCCAAATACTCATTAGAAAGTTGATTTGCAAGCATCAACCTAGGAGCAACCACAACAACAGTTTGTGATTCTTCCTTCTTGAACTCACGAATAGTGTCATAAACACCAATAAGAGTCTTACCTGCACCAGTCACAGCGCAAATGATTCCCTTATGGTAGACAGTCATTTTATTGGTAGCATCAGTCTGATGATCACGGAGAATCATGGTGGTAATTGGATCAACTGAAGACATTATAGCAATAAAAAAGGATACCGTGTGGTATCCTGTGACACTTATTAAACTGTCTTAAAGCTATTATTTCTCTTCAACCGGGACAAACCTAGTCTATAGAGGTTTTAACGATCTGTCAAGTCTTATGATAGTGGGATGATTGCACTACCAATTCCAGCAACATTTATGATAAGATCAGTTCCATCTAGAATGAAATCAATCTGTGAAAAGACATTTGATGGATCTGGTGTTGCAATGTTAAAGGTAAGACCACCATCAGTGCTTTGGTCATAATATGAGAATGAAAGATTATTATCATTTCCATTATCAATTCCACTAGAATATAGTGAATAACCTGCAGTTACAAACGAATTAGCATTTACTGTTCCTCCAGTGCTAACAGTTCCAGGAGTTGAGAGAGTTATGCTGGTTCCAGTAATGTCTCCATAAGAATTAGCACTAACTTGATTGAAGTTTGCTGTTCCTGTTGATGCAGTTATTGATCCTCCAATCAAAGTAATATCTGTTCCTACAATTGATCCAAAAGAATTGCAATCAATGTTTGCAGCAGTTAAAGTTCCTTGAATATCAGCATCATTTAATACTGTTAATTCAGTGGCAGAAATAGAATTGTTTACAGAAAGTGCATCTGCGAAAACACTTCCACCAAGTTCTAAACCTCCAGATGCTTTGATGTTCCCTAAGGAACTAATTCCAACACCATCTTGAGTTTGAGGATCATTACCAACTTGCAAATCATATGCAATTGGAATAGAATCACCAGAAACTGCTAATTTCTTCTTAATTATAGAATTATTATTTGTAGTTGAGTCTCCAGTGATTATTTCATTAAATGATGAAACTCCGAAGAAGTCTGCATTTCCATTTACACTTAATAATGTATTTGGATTAGTGTCATTTAATCCCAAATATCCATTATTTGTTACCGTAAATATCTCAGAAAGTGCTGGATTGAAGATTTTAAGTGATCCAGAACCTGCACCACCTGGATTTAAATAGAAATTAATATCGCCATTACTATAGTTGATTATATCTAGAGATGTATCATTACTATCTGGGAATGAACCATCAGTGCTTCCATATCTCAATTGAGCATTATTAGATGTCTTATTTTCCAATCTACCAAAAGTAATAGTAGATTGATTTGTTCCGTCACTGGTTAATTGAAGTGAAGACTCTCCATTCTTTCTAATGTGAAGTTGTGAATTTGGAGTATCTGTTCCCAAACCAAACTGATTATCAACAATAAGAGTATCAGTTATTGTTGATACTCCAGAAGTTGAATATTGACTATTGATAGAATTTACACTTACATCTGCTGTTGGTTCAATATCACTAGCTACAGATGCAGTTCCAGATAAATCTCCTACAAAAGTTGTTGCTTTGAAAGAACTTGCGGTAACTATTCCTGTATAGTATCCATTTCCTTGAACATATAGTTTAGATGATGGTAAATTTGTTCCTATACCAACGTTCTGTTCTTTAGATAATACAAGTAATGGTATTTCTGGGAAGTCTTGACTAAATTGCTCTCTTACATTAAAATTGAGATCACAGTTATCAATATCTAAAGTAGTGTTTATTAACGCCCCTAGGACACTTGTTCCATTATTTGCATATCTAACATCAAATCCTATTCCAGATCTTTTACTGTCTCCAGTAATATCACTAGTATTTTCAATTCCATCAAAAGCATTGATAATGATGTGTCCATCATTCAACCTCAGTGTTGAACCTATTGCAACATCTCCATTGACTTCAAATTTAAAGTCTGATGTATCAGTTCCTATTCCAACACTAGATGTTGTTGATATAAATGAACCACCAGAAGTTACATGCCATCCATCAACTGCAATTGCAAATATATCAGTCAATCCAAGAGCACTTCCTTCAAATCTAGTTGCTGTAAGAACACCAACAACTGTTCCACCCTCAGTAGAATCAATGTATCTTGTAGTAATTTGATCAGATATTACTTCATTTGTTATTGTTGCTCCACTTACCTGAGCATTTCCATAAACATCTAATAATTGTGTTGGAATTGATGTTCCAATTCCAACCAATCCATTGTTATTGATAACAAAATTATCATTATCTACCTGAACACCATTCCTAAAATTGAATGATTTGTTAAAATTTGCCATTTTTTATGGTTTTTAGTTATTTATTATGAAATTCTAATTAAGTAGATCATTCCCATGTATGGAGGTAAATTCTTACCAGTTCCATTTTGCCCTTCTTGAGAAGTGACATAACTGTGAGAATGACTTGTGCTATTTTCTTGTGTAATGAATGGATGCTGGTGTTTAGTTGTGTTTGGACCAGTAGTGAATGGGTGTTGGTGTTTATTTGAAGCACCACCAGTTCCAAATGAATTTGGTCCTGAAGTATTGTTTAGATTTCCAAATCTATAATACCACCAATAATAATAACTATTTGCAGTGTATGGTATATCATGAGTATGATCTGGAGTATCATCATCTGTAGTTCCTTGGTGAATGTGGTCAACATTGTTGAATCCACTAACTCCTTGGTGAGTATGTTTTTCACTTTCTGCCGAAGTATTTCCATTATGACTGTGCTGAACAAGAACTGCATCTGCACTTCCTCCAGTTTGACCAATTGTATAATTGCTTCCAGTTCCAACAACAAATCTATTTGTCATGTTGGGTAGTCTAAATCTTGTTCCAACATTTGCACCATATGGGAAAGTGGTCCCATTATTGGTTAGAATGTTATAACAATCAGTATAATCTGCAATTTCTAATAATGCTCCATTACATACTCTCCAGTTATCTGGGAAGTTTGATAATGAACCAGGCCACAATAATATTCCACCAATTGGATTGATGTTTGGTGCTACAAGATAGTTTGCACTTATTCTACCTTCACTTTGACTTGACTTAGTTAAGTCTAAGTTTCCATATATGTCTACTCCAGTGGTTGTAGTCTCAAGTTTCTTAGAATTATTATGATATACTTCAATGCCAGCATCTGGAATTGCTTTTAAGATTGGTTCATATGATGCAAGAGGACCTTTTCCAATCAAAATTCCATTTGGACCATTAGAAAGTATTCTAAGATCCCCAGAACCAGAATCTTCAATTATGGAATTGGATCCATTATGATATATCTTTAGATCACTGTCATTTCCAATAAAAATACCTTTATCATCATTAATGGTTAAATCTCCACCAATATTCAAATTACTACCAACAGATAATTCACCTCCAATAATACCACTACCAAAGACATCTAGTGCATTTGAACTTGTATCTTTGATTCTGACATTTTTACTGAAAATAGAAGTATCTTTGAATCTAGTTTGTTTGTTGAATGTTACTGGACCATCAAATTGAGATAGAACCGTTCCAGACTCTCCACCTTCAACAACTAACCTTTCTTTTACTGTAAGTTCATCAAATAGAGCACTTGATTTGGATGGACTATCACCAGTAATAGTTGGTTTTGGAATATCATATGATGTAATTTGACCAGATGAAGATGATGTCTTAGTGTTTCCATTGAAGAAATCACCTTGATTATTCATTCCAGTATATACTACAATTCCACCAGATCTTTCTTGAGACTGAACTAAGAAACTTTCTCTTTCAGAAAGTGACTTAAATTGAACTTGTGGAAGTGAAGTTGAATAATTTCCTGGACCATAACCAAGATATTCAAATGTATGTCCAGAAGCACGAAGAATAGAAGGTCTACGGAATTCTACTGCAATTGGTTTTATCTTTTTAATCAATGAATCTGCAGGATGTGATTGTTTTCTTGTCCCTAAAGATCCACGAATTACAGTCAATTGAGTGGTGTTTGCAGATGAAACAACTCTCATAATTTCATCCCTAATTTGGATATATGTTCCAATTGGGAATCTATTGTTTACTCCACCACCAGTTGTAAGTTCGGATATTGAAAGTATATTTGAAGTTACTGAGTCGTTAATTGCAGAAGATAATCTTAATGCATCATTTCCATATAGTGTAAAGTGTCTTGCTGCAATATTTTCCTCTCTAATATCAGATATTCCTTGGTTTGATGAGTAACCGTGCTTCAATACATATCCATTAACCAGTGATAGATCTTGTGATACTACTGTAAATTGAGTTACACTAAGTCTATCTTTAACTAAGTAATCTCCAAGATTATTTGAAGATGAATCAGTCAATCTAATTTTATTTCCAGAAACTAATCCATGTGGAGTAGATGTGGTAATCGTAATAAGATTATTAGAATATGACTTTGAAGAAATTTGAGAAGATGGTCCAACAACAAGAGCATATTGACCAACAACTGGTGTTGGATCACCAGCAGTTTTTGCAATGGAAACTTTTTGACTGCTAACAAGAGATGTTATTCTATAATAACCATCTTCTTGATTTCCATCTCCTGTTATTTGAACAACGTCACCAATAAATCTAGATAAACCGTTTGAGGTTATAGTGTAAGTTCCGTTATTTCCAGATCCAATTACAGAGGTATCAAAATAAAGAACATCCGATACTGAATAATCTGATCCGGAAGAAACTATATTTACGGAGGAAATATTGCCACCAGCAGCAACAGTAACATTTGCCGTAGCACCATTCCAAACAGTAAGTCCAGAATTTGAATATAATTTTACATCATAATATGTTCCTGGCGTAAATCCAGATGATGAACCAATAGCACCCTCAACAACACCTGCAAATTCATGCTGTCTATCAAATTTTATATCTGCAGAGGATCCAGAATCAGTTACACTAATAATTTCTTTTCCTAATCCAAATGATTTAGTAAATTTATCAATACTTTCTCTTGTTGTGCTTCTCTTAAGATCATTTGTAACTACATCTCCAATTGGAGATCTTAGTGCAAATGTGGTTGATGCAGGTGGATTAGAGTCAAAATTATCTCTATCAAGTTGTGGATACAGATCAGTTGTGTTTTGAGAATATTTTAGACCTGTAAATTCTTCTGTTATTGTATTGCTAGCATTTAAAAGATATAAGTGGTATATTCCATCTTGTGATCCTTCGATGTAGTTTGAGATAACTTCATTTCTATAGATGTAAAGATTTGATTGCAAATCACTTCTCTCATATCTTGGAAGAAGACCAATTTCAGATGGAGTTGATCTTAAATTTATGTCATTGGTGCTTTCTAATCCTACAACATGAACATTTCCAAAGATATCTGTAGTTTTATATTCAAACTCATAATCTGATGATGATGTCACAAAGAATTTTCCATTATATCCAATATTAAAATCACCATCAACATTAATCGAATCAGTAATATTTCTGATAACTACAATATCACCAACATTTAGATTATTTTTGGTGCAGGTTTCTACAGTAATTGTTTCGGCAGAATCAAAACTAGTTCTTCTTATGAATTTTTGATTTCTCTTATATTCATAATCAGTGCTATCAATAGTTGTTAATGTGAAATCTCCACTTCTAGCACCGGTAGATCCAGATTCTTGCAATATAAATCCTTCTTCAGGATCTTTTGCTCCTGATAACTCTTTTGGTATTACAACTCTTAATTTGTATAACTTTTCATCCAAACTTCTATCATCAACTACTCTCTTTACATATGCTAAATCTGTAAAGATATCTAAAGTCGATTGATTTGCTACTAAGTATGGATATATTGTATTTGAGGAATCTACATTAATATACCAATTTTCATTGGCAGCATCATATTGAATTGGAGACCCAAGTTCACCAGAAATTCTGTCTGATACTCTACTATAAACAACTAATGAACTGCCACCAGAAATATCAAGACTTTCCTCATTCAAAGCATTGGTGAATGAAGTTGCCAATTTAATTTTGTTGGCATTTATTCTAATTGCATAATAAACAATATGTGGAGTTACATTTTCAGGCAAATCTCCAATACTGCTGTTTATAATTATTTTTTCTCCAGTAGAAAGATTGTGAGCACCAATACTCAAAACAGAAGCACTGTTTACATTTCCTACAGTATAAACTTTAGATGATGAAGATCCATCATCCATGTAAATACTTGCATTAAGTTCAGAACCATTGAGTTTTACATATAGTTTATCATCATTTCTTGCTCCAATCCTATATCCTTGAGAGATATGTGAAGGAACATCATCAACCAGAGTAAATCCATACAGATATAATCTAGTTGGATCGGCAACACTTACAGTCTTTGTTACATCAATTGATAACCATTCAATATCTTCTTCTACATTGACATCAACTTCTCTTGGTGGAATTACTGAAGTGATGAAACCTTTATCATCTTTATCAAATGCTTCAGATTTAAATCCTTCTGAACTTAATGAAATTTGACCGAAGTTTGAATTGGAGTTTGTTATTGAAGCATCGCCACCAGATTGAATATCAAAATGCTTATTAAATCCAATAGCAAAAACAGATACTATTTGTATAAATGCATCATTTGAAACTTTAATATGACTGGTTTCCCAACCATTTCTATAAATTGCAGATTGATCTAAGTGATATATTTTTCCAGTATCAGTTTGTGATGCTTCTAATGGCAATGATGCGCCATAAACAGTTGTAAAGTTTACACCTTCATATGATCTAGAAACTGGATCATACTTTACAAATGCTCTATCATCTTTTTGAAGTGAAACAGCGGTAAACTGTGCCACAACCATTGAACGGAAACCAGATGCTTTGCTACCATCTGCGTGCATTCCATTCATACCCCAAACTGATCTCAATGAGCAGTTGAAAATATATGGAGATGCTCCAGATACAGTATCAGTTTCTACTGTTACTGTAGATCCAGAAGAACTTGGACTTGCATTTAAATTGATTGGATATGATGGTAGTAAATATGTAAATGTAAAGTCATCAATTACACTTTGAACACTTGTTGAAACATTATAATTCTGAACACCAACACCTCTAATCTTAATTGGAGTTCCTACATTTAAATCATGTGCAATTGAAGTTCTTACAGTAATTAGATTGGATGCAGTTATACCATTTCCAGAGAAAATACTCTCAATTGCTACTGGATCTGTTGCAAATGCACCAACAATTTGCCATTCTGGATCTCTCTTTGCAAAACTAGTTAGACTATTTGGAAACTTCTCTGATGAAGGAATTTCTCTAAATGTATTAAAAGCATTCGATAATTTGCTATAATACATATCCAGATCAGTGAGATTATACCTGGAATCAATGTTTACACCATCTGCATATTCAAAGCATGATAGTTTGTGGTGTGAAAATCTTGGAGTTGATTTGTATGCAGAACTAAAGAATGTTGGATGAGTATATACTAAATCGCTATCATCACCATCAAAGAATGAGAATTGCCAGAAGTAACAAGCACCAGTTACCCTGAATATTGATGATTTTTGTGCGAATGGATCTGTTGGGTTTGGAACATACTTTGGTCTTATCTTTGTCTTTCTTAGATCTAAACCAACAATAGAAGTTCCTCTTGGAATTATTACTCCACCATTGATACTATTGAATTTGTAGAGTATATTATCTTCTTGAGATAGATCAAATACACTATCTAATTCCAAAGAAAGTGTAGAAAGTGCGGGAGAACCTACTCCTCCCGATGGTGGAACAGAATATGCAATTCCATTGTTGTCATATATTGCATATCCAGGTCTATTATCTATAACGTGTTCTGCAGGAAATACTAGAATTGTAGTTTTTTCTACTAGATCGTTTCCACTACCACTGATATATGAAAATCTTGCTGATTCTAATAATGCTCTTTGAATTGTCTTAAACGGTTGAGCAAGAGAATTACCTGTATTTGTAATTGAATCGCTAGAATCCAAATCATTTGGATTTACATATAAAATACGGCCATCAGTGTTCTTAATGAAGTTTTGTAACTTATTCAGTGGCATGGTATTAGAACATCTACTTTTTTTCTATGATTTATTTATCCCATAAAATCTTCCTCATCATAATAATATGCTAAATCATCAGGCAAAATATCTGGATTCAATATCTCTATGGGATCAAAGTATGGATGGCAACTTTCCATAATTAAATAGTTTGATCCTTTATAAACATCATCAATTTGATATTTTCTATTACTACTGGCAGATAAAACTAATTCTTTATCATAAAGATGTCCATCAGGATATTCATCAAAAGTAAAAGGAACATCATTTAAAAAATACATCTTTACGATGATCCTTTCATTGTCATACCAACAATTCTTAGCGCATATGGTATAAGACATAACATTTTCTGTTTAGTCTTATTTATTTTAGTAATGCGAGTAGGGAGACTTGAACTCCCACGGGATTGCTCCCAACAGATTTTAAGTCTGGTGCGTCTACCGATTCCGCCACACTCGCTTGATGGTATTATGCTTTGAATGCTAATAAAAGCATTACAACCTGAATACCAAGTAGGAACGGAGAGACTTGAACTCTCACGGGCAATTGCCCAACAGATTTTAAGTCTGGTGCGTCTACCGATTCCGCCACGCTCCCATTTGTTTGGTAGGACTGGAGGGAATTGAACCCTCTTCACACCGTTATAAGCAGTGGGCCTTAACCAATAGGCGACAGTCCCATTTGGTAGGAATACTGGGAGTTGAACCCAGACTAACCCGTTATAAGCAGGCCGCTCTAACCATTAAGCTATATTCCCTTAAAAGTTACTCAACAATCATAAGACATAAACCTCAGATTGTCAAGTGATTGTATCAGACCTCGTAAGTTGGTGGATGATACTTGAGATACTCAAGGAAAGTCATTTTCATTTCCTTATGAGTCATTCCACAGTGCCTTGCCGCTGTGGGTAGATTCATTGTAGCATAGAATAATGCCTTGTTTGCTTCTTCTACATTTTCTGGTGTGGTTTTCACACGATGTTCAATCAAAGAATTTTGATCAACTTTTTTGAAAATCATAGTGGACTTGAATAGGAAATTGAGTTTTCATCCAATGTTTCTCGGACAAATTGTAGCACGTTCATGAACTGATCGACGGTTTCGCAGGACACTTCCTTTTCTGACCCTTCACTCGAATACAAATACACCTTTTTCCTAATAGGATCAAGGACGCATCGAGTCAGATACTCTTCAGTCATTTGGTTGCCGATTGATTACCATGTAATGGTAGCACGCGCCACCTGGGTTGTCAAGCAAAAAAAATCAATTTTCTGGAGACGTTGGCTTTTCTGCTGGTAGACTATTTAAATAATCTCTTAATTCATATGGATCAAGAGTTAAATTGTTCAATACATCTTCAATAGTATCATGTCGGATCATATTTTGAAGAATCGCATCTTTAAAAGTAATATTAAAGAACTGATTGAATGCTGCATTAATATCAGCGTCACCATCACTAACTTCAAGATAAGATTTTACCGTTTCTTTAGAAATATTAAATCTACTTAATAAAGAATTTAAACTTCCATTATAAGAATCTTTTAATTTATCTGAAATTTTCTCTACAAAATCATTAGTATTCAAATTCAATATTTTTCCAATTTTTTCCTCAAAACTCAGTTCTGCAAGAGATTTAATACCATCTTTTAATTTTTGTTCCCATTGAGTCCCATCCCAAATAATTTCATGATTACTATCTATTGGATCATGCGGACATAAATTTGTATATCCATCCATATTGCAACATGGATTGTCATTATTTACGATATTTTTCGTATCTATACAGTAATAACATCCTCTTTTATCTACAACAACTTCCCAATATTCTTCTAATGGATTAAATACTGCAATACATCCATCAGAAAATTTTGGAGGTTCTAATGTAGTAGATCCTGGGGGCATAATATAATTTTGAGGATCATCAGGGTCTGCCTGGGCATAATCTTCCCCAAGGTAGAAATAATATTGCTGATCATATCTGTATATTTTCATATTTTTTAATTTATTCTAGAACATATTTATGAACTTTTATTCATACTTAATACAAGGAAGTAAAGCTAAATATGGTGGAATGTTGGGGTGTGCTTGACTATTGCCTGCATTGCCAGTGTTTCCAGTAATGTTAATTGCCACGTTTGCATTTGAGGTTAGATTCAATGAGTGATTGTGTTCTCCAGTGCCTCCAGTAGTAAATCCGCCGGTCAAAAAAGCGTTCCAGCAAGCTCTATTATCACCTTGTTTATTTCCAGCAGTATTTGGTCTTGCATAATTATGAGAGTGCCCTCCTCCAGTTAGAGTATAATTTGCATTTGAAGTTATATTTGCATCACTAGTAATATTTACTAAGGGGTGTGCGTGTTGTGGAATCTGATTTACGGTAAGTGTTACATTTTCAGATCCACCAGTATCTCCAACATCATATGTTCCACCAGGACCTTTACCTGCAATAAATCTTCTTTCTAAGTTAGGAAGTCTAAATTGAGATGCTGATTCTCCCCCAGTATTAAATCTTGTAGAAATAACTGAGAATAGATTAGCATAAATTCCACCATTAGAGAATACTGAACCATTACAAACAAGATATCCACTTGGAGCTGCAATTCCAGCAAACCATATTACAGTTCCAATGGGAACTCCAAGACCACTAAGATCAATTGTTTCAGTAATAACTGAAGTTACTAGTCCCTTTTCATTTACGGTTATTTTAGGAACTGTAGTAGAACTTCCAAATGTTCCAGTGGTAGAATTGACAGTTGCTAATGTTCCTGCTGCAGATACATTAGCAGACCCATCAAAATTGACATTCCAAGCCAAATCTCCAGTTATTGCAATATTTCTTGCATTTGTTAGTTTATCTGCTGATTGTGCGGCTCCGGTAACTGTTCCTATAAATGTATTTGCATAAACTTTATCCCATTTAAGACCTGTGGAACCAAGATCCATGGTCCCATTTTGATTTCCTGGGTATAATCCAGCTTGAGTTAGAGTTAAATATCTTTGCGTTGCATTATCAAGTGGAATAGCAGTTCCAGCTGCAACATTAGCAATCAAATAGAAAGACATTTGTGGATTTGATGTAGCATCCACGTTAACACTTATTCTTGCAGAATTTCCACTTCTATCTGGAGTCAATCTGGTATGATTAAAGCAAAGATTTGCATTTCCTCCACCATCATTTGTTGCCAATGATGTTTCTCCACTACCTCTTCCGGACGCAATAATACCACTAGCATATAAATCATTTTTAGATGCATCCCAATTTAAACTACCATCTACAAGAATATCATCATAATCTCCAGAAACTCCATTTTTAAGTAAGGCAGGTTGATAAATTGATCCGGCAGTATTTGATGCTCCCGAAACAAGTATTTTATCAGCTTTATCTGCAGTTCCACTAACTGCTCCATCAAAAGTAGTTGCATATATTGTTCTCCACTTCTTAGTTCCAGTTCCTATGTCGATTGCATTGGTAGTTTTTGGAACTATATTTCCTGTAAATGAGGATCTTATTATAATATCAGTATTAGAATTTGCTCCAAGTGTGGAACCACCATTTACAGTTAAATTAGCATTTACAAGAACCTCTTTTATTGTCAATTTGCCCGCATTTGGATTGAATGAAATATCACCATCCGTAAATAATCCATTGTATTCTCCTACATTATTATTATCATCTACAAATGTGGGATAAAATGTGGCATTATCATTTTTAGTTATTGTTTTTATTAAATCTGCTTGAGATGCTGTTCCACTAAATGAACCATTAAATGTATTTGCAAATATGGTTCCAAATCTATTTCCTGCTGCACCAATATTAATGCTATCTGATCTTGGTAGTAGAGTAGTATTTGCTTTTGCATTGAAGTTTAAATTATCATCACCATTACTTCCAAGGAATATATTTCCATTTACTCTCAGAATATTGCCTATAGTTGCATTGCTAGTGGTTAAAAGATTTGTGCCAGGATTATATGATATTCCACCGTCAGTATATACGATTCTAGCTGCTCTAGTGCTACTATTTGTATCTACAAAAGTTAAAAAGTAAGAAGCATTTGTGTTAATGGATGCAGTTTCAATTTCTTTTGCCTTATCTGCTGTTCCATTGAACGAACCATCAAAAGTAGTTGCATATACTGTTTTCCATCTTTTAGTAGATTCTCCAATATCGTAAGTATTATTTGCATCTGGAAGAACATTAGTGTCAATTGTTCCCGTAAGTGATAGGCTAGTAGATACATCTAGATTTGTGATTCCCGCATTTGTTACTGTTAATTTATTACCGTTTGGGTTATAGCTAATACTAGCATCGGTATAAAAACTATTTAAAGATGCAGTAGAGGCATTATCGTCTACAAAAGTTAAATAGAAAGAAGTATTTGACTGATTTCTAACAGTAAGTAATTTTTCTGCACCATCTGCTGTTCCAGTTACAGAACCATCAAAAGTATCAGCATAAACTGTTCCCCATCTTTGACTATTAGTTCCAAGATCAATTTTTGCCTCTGATGTTCTGGTAAATGTTGTAGAATTAAGACTAACACCAGAATCATAAGTAATAGGATTATCTTTTACATTTGAGATATTTTTATTTCTAACCCTAACTGTAAATGCTCCATTTCCCCCATCAGATGTTAATTGAACTTTTGTTGCCCCTTGATTATCTACAGCATATTTTTCAGCACCATTGTAATAACATCCTGCTCTTATTGTTATATCTCCACCACCATCATTGAAAGAAATTCTCTTGGTTGCATCTTCTAGAAGAATAGCTCCACTAGCCCCAGATAACCATAATGCACCCCTATCTAATTGTGTTGCACTAGGTGAAGATAGTCGTAAAACATTTAAATTTGGGTTATATTCAATACTGCCATCAGTATATAAATCCTCATCTGCACCTGGAGAATCATTATCACTATTTACAAATGTTAAGAACTGATATGCATTAGTTGAATTTTTCTGAGTCTTTATCTTATTTGCATTATCTGCTCTATTTACAGTAATATTTGCATCAGTTGCCCAATTTATTCCAGTTCCAGTAGAAACTAAAACCTGACCTGAAGAACCTGGATCACCATCAGTATCTAATAATTTTTTACTTGGTTTAAAATCTCCATTTATTGTAACAGTTCCAGCTGCACCTGCCGGTGTATCATCTGGTTCTATTACAATTGATTGTTGTCCTAATATTTTACCTTCATCTAAAGGTCCGGTTAGTTTAATTCCAGCACTATCTGTTTGAAGTCTTAAAAGATCATTAAAGTAAAAATCTACTGTAGAATTTCTGTTGAATACTGCAAATTTTTCATCACTAGTAGTTCCAAACTCCATTCCATAATCCTGTCCAGTTCCATTGAACTGGATATATCCCATATTCGTGGAATCAATAGTCTTCTGAATTCTAGTATAAGCAGATTGCCAATTACTTCCGTTACTATCTCTCTGTTCTATTACATCTAAGTATGATGTATTATTATTATCTGCTATAAATGAAGCTAATTTTTGATTATCTCCAGCATTTGATCCTAAAGAAACAGTTGGTTGAACTAATATACCTTCTCTTGGATTAACTTTAATTGATGTGCTACTGTATAAATCCTCATAAGATGCCAGTGGAGGATCAACTGCTGGAGAATTATTTTCTTCAACGAAAGAAATATAATAATATTTATTATCATCTGCAGTTTCTGATAGTATCGTATCTGCAGTTGCCGCATTTCCTACGGTAATATCATCTGGATTTCCCCATTTAATTACGTCTCCGGTAGATAGTAATACTTGATTATTGAGTCCTTTACTGTCAAAACCATCATACAGAGCACCATCTACACCAAGACTACCTCTAATATCTAAATTATATCTTGGACTATTTGAAGAAATGCCAATATTTCCATCAGTCTTTAAATATAACTGATCTGGATTATTTCTAGTTCCTCCATTAGCACTGACATCTGTTTCAATTGAAATATCCTTTGGAGTTCCAGAAGTAGCAGATGCAGTATCAAGTCTTACATAATCTGCAGTTGAAAAAATTCTAAAATTATCCCAAGAGTTTAGATTTGAATAATAGTCATTTGTAAAGAATTCAAATTGAGAATTTCCATTTCCATTTGGTATTACTCTTAATACCGTATGTTTATTAGTATTCAGATTTCTAAAAGTTGGACTTCCCTTCTGATTACCGTCTGCATCAGAAAATGCATAAAAATGAAGATCTCCAACTCTAATTCCAGCATCATCACCATACTTTCTTAAATCCAACTGTTTTGATACTACAGTTGTTCCTATACCAACATCACCATCACCTTTAAGTGACAGTATAGGTGTAGATTGACCAACAGTTGCATTATGAACATCAAAGTTCATGTAATTTTCATCTATGACATTTGAATTGAATGTCTTGATGAAGAAAGGTCTATTTACATTATCTTCTCTGTTTATTTCTATCACACCCTCTCTTTCGAAGGTTGGCATCGTATCAAATATTACGCCACCTTTTACATGAATAGCTTGTTGAGGTTCTGAAGTTCCTACTCCCAATCTCTCATCTACATATGCCTTTTGTTTAAAAGTTGCAATTCCAGTAATTAATAAGTCTCTTGTTTTTACAAATTCACTAAATTCACCGGTTCTTGCTTGCAGTTCATCATAAAATACATCATCCTTTACATATAAATCGCCACCAACATAAAGATCTCCACCAGTTGTAACAATTCCAGAATTCGTTGCTAAACTAACTTCATCTCCAACAAATAACTTTTTAGCAATTCCTACGCCACCAGGAGTATATAATGAACCATCATTGACACCGGTAGAATCACTATTATCATGAACAAAAACTTTATCTTTTATTTCTACTATACCCTCAGAATCTATTACTAAATTTCCTTGTCCTGTTAAAATTGATATAGTATTTGTGTCTAATTTGATATTGCCAATTGTTGTTATACCAGTGGCAGATATACTAGTAAAATCGGCAGGACCATCAAAATCTGCATAGTTAGATACTGATAGATCTTTTAATTGAGTATCTTGATATACTTCTAGTCTTCCTGTTGTTGTAAGTCCGGTTATTTTAACATCTTGTAAAAATGTTGCAATACCAGTTACATATAAATCATTAACATCTATACTTCCTTTAAATTTAGTAGCAGTTACAATTCCAGTAAATTCTGCAAATTTGCCTTCAATATTATCTAATGTTGAAGTATGATATACTGTCAGATCTCTAGATGTTGTTAGTCCAGATACTTTAAGATCTTTGGATGTAGTTACTCCAGTTACTTTTAAATTATCTATTGTCACTCCACCACTGAATTGAGATTCTCCCAAAACATCCAACAATTTATTTGGAGTTGTGCTACCAATACCAATTCTATCTACTACATCATCATAAACGAAATTATCTGCTCCGTCTACAACACCTGCAGAATTTCTATACTGAACAGACTTATAGAATCCACCTGCAGCTGCTGGAAGTGTAGATGAGTCTACCCACAAAACTCCTTGAACACCAGCAATATCACCTCTAGTAAGAACTTGACCTACAGTTCCAGGTTCTTCTTCAATATCAATAATTGCTCCTCTGAGCCTGGTATTCCCATAGACATCTAGAGTATATGTTGGATCATTGGTTCCAATACCAACATAATATTGTTCATTAACAGAAAATACTGTTCCCCCGGCACCAATATAAACTCTATCACCAGCAGTAAGTAAAGAATCTGCTACGTCATATGTTAACTTACTTGATGTTGAAAAATCATTAGAAGAATTAAACTGAATTTCTCCCTCGTTTCCGGGAGCAAATACAGTAATAGTTACTGCTGTTCCAGGATTTGTCATCCCGGTTCTATAACCTTCAGCAACTATAGCATTTCCCTTGATGATTAAATCTGTAGTGCTATTGGGTCCACCAACTAGTATGGTTTCATCAAATACACTAATTGAACCAGGAATTACTCCACCACCCCTTGGAATCCAGTATCTTTTTCCAGGAAAACCTTCAACAGAAATTATTTGAAACTGCGGTCCAGCAGGAATAATATCACCACTTCCCGATGGATCACCAAGGTTTGGTTCTGCATCTCCAAGTGTTAGATAAGTAAATCTATCATCTCGTAATTGACTTTGAGGAGTTCTTCTTGTTCTTCCCGATAAGTATCTTGGCATAATTATTATGTTGTGCTATTTTCTAGGATACTGCAAATAAATTCCATTTGAAGTGGGGCAACTTTGCCACCAGTTGAATAATTGTGAATAATTCCAGAAACAGTTCCAGAATTAGTAACAAAAGTCTTTGATACACCAACACCATCAGTAATGATAGATTCTACAATAAATGATTGTTGTGGTGAAGGAAATATGCTAGTTGTAAGTCCATAATTTCCTGGAGGACATGTAAACTCTAGTCCACTCATTGTTACATAATCATCCACAGCAAAATTATGTGGTGTTGTAGTTGTTACTGTAGTAACACCTGTCACATTATCATATTCGCAATTCTCTACATCAAGAATTCCATCTTGAAATCCTTCAATAACAATAGAGTCTGTTATAATTGCCGTTCTTTCTAATACCAATCTACCATCAATGATTACCAAAGAATCATTTGGTGGAATTTCAATATCTTTTATCACTCTTACGTTTCTGGTGTTACCAGCTGTTCTGGCAGAAGTGCTCTTTCTTCTGTGCGTAAAAGTTAATGTTGGATAAGTGTTTACTCCAACGTTTGCAACTTGTGCATATAGAACAATAGCAGAAACTCCAGTAGGAGTTGTATATACTGTTTGTTCTCCAGGAGCAACTGGAACAGCAACTGTTAAAAATTTATTAAGTGGTGCAACTGCCATATTTTTTTACCTTAATGCTAGTATTAGAGGGGTAACTTCAGCTTGTATTGCCTTACTAAAATCTCTTCCACGAATTGTTGATGTTGGTTGGTTAATTTGGAATCCCTCTCCAATATCAAAGTTTCCTTTTTGATCAGTGCTAGTAAATGGAACTTGTGCTCCATCTAAAGCAACAATCTCATTTTCCTTAATAGGAACAGCCCCTTGGAAAGGCGTTGAGTTATTTATATTAACACCCGTTCCAATATATTCAAATGAATGTGAACTTGTTAGGATCCTACTTATCCTCTTGAAAGAAACTCTTTCATTTCCAAATAATTCATAAGGAATAAATTCATTAAATGTTACTGTTGTAATTCCAACGCTAGTTCCTGATGTTCTGGTAGGTAAAGTTCCCAAATCAATGGCATCAGTAACTATTGCAAATAATGTATCAATAGAACTTTGGACATCTGCACAAGATGCTGGATCTTGGTTTGATCCAGTAACAGGATCTGCAATGATGGATAGATCAATGACTTGTTCAAAAGTATTGATAGTAGTATAAGATTGTTTAGTTACAACAACATTGTTTATAATTGACTTTGCAAGATCTCTAGCATTATTAAATGTCTCAATAGATTCTGCTTCTTCTCCAGCCAAATATGCATTATCGATATAAATTTTTCCAGCATCATATGCTTTATCATTTCCACCATATACTAAGTTATATGATATAGCATCTAAAACTAATTTCGTATCTTCAACACAACGATCATTTCCACCAGGAATAGTAAACGATGGATTATTAAATAGCATTCTATCAACTGCTTCAGTAGCAATAAAATCTATGTTTCTTCTTATTAAAGATATTGCATCAGCGTATCTACCTACTGCAGGAACTGGTTGTGTTGCAGAATCAACTGTATAATATATTGGTTGTGTTATTATTTCTGCCGAAGCTCCCACTGCAGCTCCACCATCAATAAAGACTTCAAGATTTTGAGATGGTAAATAATTTCTTCCACTATTTACAACATCTATTTCAACAATTGATCCTGTAATCTCATCAATTGTTGGACTCAATTCTGCAATAATTCCTTGTGGACCTTTTGGATCTTGTGTTAAATCGTCAGCATCTCTAATTATAACTGTTGGTGGAGCAGCAGGACTAAAACCAGAACCACCATTGGTAACTACAATTTCTTGTATTTGGAGCATTGGTGTTGTTAATATAGAGGATGGCAATCCTGATACATAAGACTGATTGACATCTCCATAATTTGTGAGATCTATTTCAAAGAAAATTGCTTGACCATCATATGGTCTTCTAACATTATTGTATATGTCAGAAATATTTTTGAAAGTGACAACATCACTGGCAGCATCAACTCCATCTGCAGTTCTTGATGGGGGATATCTTCCAACATTTGAAGTATATTCTGTTATACCTAAACCTACAGCATATAAACCATAGTTACCAAAAGATGAGTTGGAGTTTGTAAGATCGCATGATCCACCAGTATCTGCATAAATTCCAATATCAGAGTTAATTGTAAAAATAGAAACTAACTGAGCATATCCATTATTTGTGATCGATACTCCAATACCATTCTCATTATATTGAGTAAATGAGTCACAAACCATACATTTCAAATTATTTCCAATATTATTGATGGGATCAGTAACAGATGCATGATCACCATCAATTCTCATACCAATACTGCCACTCATAAAGTTTGTGCAGTTTCTTATATATGGACTTCTCCACCTACCACTTGGACCTTCAAGTGTTGGTCCAACTTCTATAAAACCAGTATTAGCAACTTTACTTGGATCTATTGGTGGAAATGCTATTGCTCCACATCCGGTATGATTTACAGTAATACTTGTTCCGGCAAAGTTTATATTTTCAATTAAACATCCTCTTCTAACATGGAAAACATCTAGATTTGGATTTAATGGAGTTACAGTAACCAATCTTAAATCTTGTCCTGTTACAGTAACATCATACCTCAATCCAATCGGATTATTCTCTACATATACTCCTGGTCTAATGACTATAGTATCCCCTGGTTCCGCAATCGCAGCAGCAGCACCTATAGTAGCTTTTGCATCTCCTTCCAGAAGTCCACTGTTAGCATCATCACCATCTTTGGTCACCCAGACAGTATTTTGAGTCTCTACTCCAGAAGGTCTCCACGAAACACCAGTTCCTACCGCAGATAATCTCCAATCTCTTTTAGTTTCTGCTCTAAAATCATTTATATCGACCAAATATGAATCTAATTCTAACTCTCCGACTATTCTTGCATTACCCCCAACATTCAAATTCTCTTCAATTCCAACACCACCCTCAGTTACTATAGAACCAGTGTCTTTATCTATAGAGGTAGCATTGCTATTTACAGTAAGAATTCCATCAATAGTGACATTTAGATCAAATTGAGCATCTCCTCCAACATTCAATGTGGATTGTAGTGTTGTTGCACCTAAAACATCTAATGTAGATTGTAGTGATGTTGCATCTATAACATTCAATGTGGATTGTAGATTTGTTGCACCTACAACATCTAATGTATCCTGAAGTGTTGTTGCTCCAAAAACATCTAGTGTATCCTGAAGTGTTGTTTCACCTACAACATCCAATGTGGATTGTAGATTTGTTGCACCTACAACATCTAATGTATCTTGTAATTCAGTAGCACCACCTACGGTAAGAGTTAAGTCTAATTCAGTATCTCCTTGTACATTAAAATTTGATTCGACAAGTCCATCTGAGGAAACACGAAGATTTCCCTCTACATCAAGTTTATATGCAGGATCACTTAAACCAATACCAACCCTATCATTAAATGCTACTGCTAAAGTTGGATTTGGGGATGCAAAAAGTGGATCAGCAGTATAAACTTCAAATGGATTTCCTGGAATAGAGCTATTAATTCCAACACTAGTATTTCTATAAACTGCTCCTCTACTATCCCACCCCCACAAATCTTGAGTCTCAATATCAACTATCCATGATGGTGCATCTGGATTAGATAGGGGAGTTAAAGTATCTGTTCCTATGCCAAGACTATTTACATTTTTAAAATTAAGAGCGGCGTAAGCTTGTGCTAACTGAGTAGTTGGCACATATGTTCCCTGATCTAAAATGTAAAAATATGCCATTCTTTTATACTATTATATCCTTATTTATAAATTGGATTTGAGATAATTTATGGATTAAAAATTGGAACTCCTTCATCAAGAATAAACATAAATGCAGTAGAAATTCCAGCTGGTCCATCTCCAGTAAAATCAGGTTCTCCTGGGGGTATATCACCAACTTGTGGAATCCATCTTATTCCACCAGCATCTCTTGAGAGTATATATGTCAATTTTCCAGGAGAATTTGCAGAGTCATATATTTGAGCATCAATTTTAACACTTCCGGCAACATCAAGTCTTTGCTCTGGAATATAACTACCTATACCTATACTTTCAGTGGTTACTATAACTCCATTTACGTCTAAAGGTTGTTTTGGTTGAGTGCTGGCAATACCAACTCTACCATCAGCAGTATCTATTCTGAATACTTCTCCACCGGTCTCCGGCCTACCAACATAAAATCTTTCAGTTACTGTTAATGTATCATAAAAATATGAAGGTCCAAAAAATCTTGAAGTTCCATAAACATCAAGATCATTTAAAGAAAGTTTATCATATTTGAAATAGTCAAATTTTAATTCACCATGAATTGTCACATTTTTATAGAAAATTACATCTCTATTAAAATGTGCCTCCTGACCATAAAATTCAGCATCAGAAGCTGGTGTTTTAAAATTTTGTGCGTCCCAAGTAGAGCTAACTATCATTTTTTTTTCTCCTATTAACCTACAATATCCCCAAGAATATCACCAATTGTTCCACCAGTGCTTCCTCCAATCAACCCCCCAACATCACCCAAAACACCACCAAAATCACCATCTAATACACCTTCAATAATATTTCCAGTGTCACTTCCCAACACTCCACTTACGGCATTAGTGACTGCACCTTGAATATCTCCGGATAAAACACCACCGGCAATATCCCCAACTACACCACCAAGTCCACCACCCAAAACACCACCTGCAATATCTCCGATAGCACCACCGATTCCACCTCCACCTAATAATCCACCTGCAACATCGCCAATAGCACCACCGATTCCACCTCCACCTAATAATCCACCAGCAACATCTCCGATGGCACCACCGATTCCACCTCCACCTAATAATCCACCAGCAACATTACCAATAGCACCACCAATTCCGCCACCACCTAATAATCCACCAGCAACATTACCAACTACACTACCAAGTCCACCTCCACCTAATAATCCACCAGCAACAGTGCCAAGAAGACCTCCACCAGGAATAACCTTATCAACTACATTATTGACAACATTGCTAACTATTCCTCCAGTAATGTTGTCAATGAAATCAATACCAATAAAACTTCCAGCAAATGCCAATTTCGTAAAATCTTTTCCGAGTTGAGATATTAAGTTTCCAGAACTTCCCTCAATGTCAACTCTTCCACCATCAAGCATAATTCTACCACCACCGGTAACCAAATTTATATTTCTTCCCGCTTTAAAATGTATATCTTTTTCAGCATCTATAAGTATGTCGGTGGCATGAATTCTAACCATGCCTTGAGATGCAGTAATAGATATATTTCCACTATTACCTACAATAACAATATCCTCTCTTCCCTGACGATTTTTAGCACCACCAGATATTTCGATAGTCCTGTCATTATAAATTGAGAATAATCCAGAACTACTCAAACTCATTGAATTTTGAGTATCTTTAGTGTTAGTTACTGCATATATCTTATAGATATCAGTTCCTGATTCACCCATTAATGTGGAAGCAGTATCAATCCTAAAATTTGGATTAAAACTAACTAATTGTCTCTTAAAAATATTTTTATTTCTTGCTGGCATAATTTTATGTTGGGCAATCTATAGATGTTACTGATTTTTGCTTGAAGAGATTAGAATCTGTAGATTCTATAGAATTATCTCCAGTAATGGTGCTTACCTGAGAACTATCAATAGTATTTACTGATAGTTGTCCATCATCATCTGTGGTTACTATAAGTTCTCTTACTGAACCCAATATTGGTCTAACAACGGCACCAGAACCAGTATCCGACAATACCTCAATAAGTGGAAGTCCATCCACATTAGTATTATTTATTGGGTCAATCTGTGTTATACTTCCATCTTCATCTAAGACAAATGTATAATCATTACCTAGATCATCAAATATTTCAGTATTATCGTAAGTATATCCAGAACCACCATCTTCAATGTATACACCTGTGATGGAATAATCAAAAATACTTCCTACAGAATATCCCTCACCTTCAGAAACCATGTATATCTGATCAATTCTACCATCATCAGTAATAGTGCATCTTGCGACGGCACCATATCCTTGATCCATTTCATCACATATTTCAACAAATGGTGGATAATCATACCCAAATCCAGGATCTACAAGTTGAATTCCAATAATACTAGCTGTAATTTCGCCATCATTATCAGCAACAACATTTCCAAATATAGGAACTGCTTTACCACCTTCACCATCTCCACCTCCACCAAAAATGCAGATTTGTGGTGGTGGAGCTGGTTTTATATCATCAGTCTTACATTTTTTCTTCTTTCTCCTCCTTCTCCTTTTTTTCTTAATATCTTTAGTAATTTCTCTTATATTCTCAAAAGTTCCTTGCATACTCTTTTCAATAGTAGAAGTTGATCCAGAATATCCAACTCCAAGAATCCATTCATTCGCCATTCGCGAATAGGATTTGGCTGATTGATTTGTAAAGAATCCAATTCCAAATTCAGACAGCATTCCAATCGAATCTCTAAGAGTATCTCCAAGATTGAAATTTGTAAAGAACTGTAATATTTTGAAAATTGCATCCAATGGTCCTTTCAAAAATCTTTCACATAATGAAATAATATCATTTAAGAAGCTTGCGGTAAATTGATCTGCTGCACATGAAACAAATCTCTTATAATTCTTAAGAGCATCTTTAAGAATTTTAGAAACTTTATTCTTAACTTTATCAACAATCAGACCAACTATTTGACTGAATGATTCTTCAAGAAGTTTTACTGGATATACCATTACTTCCTGAGCAGCAACTCCGGCAAGATGAGCTGCTACAGGATTTCCAGTTGCGGCAAGAACTTTAGCAAAAACTAATTTGTATAGTAGATTTAATCCTTCTTTTATAAGTTTTATAAGACCACCAAATCCTGATTTATTTCCTTTAATTAAAAATCTGAATAAAGTTCCAACAATATCATTCGCCATGTTTGTAATTTTATCAATGGCTTGATTTATTGATTCCTTTACTTTTTTTCTATTACCTTTAAGTGTCTTTAATGTATCAATTAAATTCTGAACTACAGATTTTATTCTATCAAATATAGTATTTTTTACTGGATTTGCAAGAGCAACTTTTTTACCAACTGAAGAACTTGAACTAAAAACTTTTTGTTGTGCTTTTTTAGATACTCTATCTAATTTTTTTGGTTTTAATGTTTGAGGAGTTCTATTACTATTCTCCTTTGGTTCATTAGATTCTGGAAATGGAGTTGTTAATGAAGATTGTGGTATTGCTTTTGAAAAACCAGTAAATGGGACAAATGGGGAATCATACTTTTCAGAACCAACAGCATCTGTTCTTCCAAATGTTGCCATAATTACTGGAACTTGTGCATTATCTCCATCAAGGAAGAAACCAAACACCATATCTCCTGGTTGCAATTGCACACCAGTCATCACATTTGCTGCACCACTTCCTGCAGTTGTAGGAATTAAAACCTGTGCCCAAGGCAAATCTTCATTTGGGAGTTCATCTTCATTAAAGGGATGATATCCCATTATTCGAACTTTAAATCTGTTTCCCCATCCACCACCTTTAGTCTGCTTCTTCATGGATTCGAGTGGTGGAATTTGTCCTATCCACCAAACAAACCCATCTCTACCTACAAAATTATTTTGGATCGTTGATTGGTCTAACATTTAATTAATCTTTGTTATCTTTTGATTTTACCGAATACATCTCTTATCAATTTTAAAGAAGTATATGAACTGTCACTATCAAAGTGATGACAAAGTTCTTTAATAATATATAGACCACTTTGCTCTCTATCATATTCTTTTTTGTCACCTGAAGTTAGCAATGGAAAATAGCATTCAATACAATCACCTGCCTTCAAATTAGTATTGGAAGAAATCATTATATTCATATCTTGAGTGAAGATAGTATTATATCTCATTATTGATTGTGACTGATATTCAGTTGGGTCATTATTTTCCTTTTTAGATATATTTCTATCAAAAGTTCCAATATCTTTTATAAAAGTCATATTTCTTGATGGTATATCACCAAGAGTTATATCTGAATTTTGAGATATAATTGGCAACTTTAATTTTTTGGAGAATGAAGTGTCAGAAACTTTAAATAGTTTTCTTTTTATTGAAAAATCAGTTGGATCGAAGAAAGTATGTTGACTTGCGTAACTACCTATTCTTAATTTTTCTATTAAATTTTGATTTCTATTGGTAAAATAATTCAATATTTTAAAATCATTATCTATCTTTCTTGCATTTTCATCAAAATTATCAGAAACATCCTTAACATAATATTTTGCAGATGGACTTTGAGAAAATAGTCCATCTAAAGATCTAAATTGAAATCCATTCTTATCTTCATAAAAAACAAATCCTGCTTTTGCACTTCCGGAATTTTCTGGAATTGATTTAGATGCCAGTGAAGTTAGAATAGTAAAAGGTTTTCTCATATTACCTATGAATCCATAAGTATTTTTTGTAGTATCAATTGTTCCTATTTTTTTAGTCTTTAGATAATCTTTGAGGATTATATTTACAGAATCACTTATCCTTAAGGAAGGTTTAAACTTTATAGGAACTCTCGATGTCTCATTAGTAATTGCTTCCCTAGAAGTTAAGTGTAAGGTAAAACTTTCCCTATCCCCATCAATTATTACATCAGTAATAGAAGAAACATAAAAATATTTTTCTGCAATTTTGGAAAAATCTAACCCAGGATTTCTATTAGAATTTCCCGCAATTTTAACTACAACTCTTTCACCTCCTCTTAATGGCAATCCATTATAAATTGATTGAATATCACCCCTTTGATCTTTTATTACATTTCCACCCGCAACTATTTTTAATTTTGCAGTTATAATTGGTGAAAATATATCTTCAAAATATTCAAATGCTATAGCGCCTCTCCTTAGATCAACTGTTCTAAGACCATCATTAGATTCTATTGTTAATACTTTATATACCGATTTTTTAGTTGACATTATAGGAAAGATAAATCTGTTAAAAGTTTTTTCTTAATGAAGTTATTTAACATATTAAACTCAGAAACTACTGGTCTATAACCAGCGCCACCACCACCAGAAGATGCTCCAGAAGATGGTGCTGATGGTTTTGTATCATCAATCATGATAATTTCAGATCCTTTTCTTTCCGGAGTGCTTATTCTTTGCGCATTTGGTGGTTTTGGAGAAATTGCAGCATCTTTCTCTTTGCGTTCAACAGATCCTCCAGATACATTTGATCCGGATACGAGTGTAGATATGTAATTTTGAATTACAGAGTCTGGTGCTTGAATATGAACATGAGTTCCTTCTGGTCCTGGTGGGACTGTTCTTCCACTGTGTCCTTGCAATCCTAAAATACTACCAACAGTAACTTTATCTCCTGTCTGAACATTAAGTGAATTGAAATGTCCAAGTTCAACTAATCCCTGTGGAGATTCTATTTCAACCCACTTACCACCATTTCCGGAATATCCTGCCCAATTTACTGTCCCATCAACTGGAGATGGGACTGGAATATTTAAAAATTCATTTCCTTTATATAAAGTAAAGTCAGTAATTAATCTACTACCAGCATATGATGTTCTTGTTTTACCTGAATGTGTTCCTAATTGTGATATTGAATTTATATTTTTACCACCACTAGTGACTCTATATCCATTCAATGTTGCTTTAGGTTGTCCTTGTATTACTGCATTTTTCTCTTTATCCAAACTTTGTTGATATACTTGCTTTAATTGAGTTTTTTGTTTGGTTGGTTGATTATAAGTATTTCCTGGAAAAGATGCCCATGTTGGAGATAGTTTTTTTATTACAGCATCACTTAATCCCTCTTTTCTTAAAACTTCTGGAGTTACTCCTGCTCTGGCAGCAAGTTTAAGTGCCAATTCATCTTGAAATTCTTTATCAAACTTTCTGTTGGTATCCATACCAACAGACTCTGCTAGACCTGTAATATTGATAAATTGATATGCACCTACAGCAGCAGATCTATCTAATTTTCCAGTTTTGTCCCTGAATTGAGATTGTGGATCTTTTAAGAATTTGTCAACTAATTGTTCAACTTCAGCAACACTTAATTTTGTCAAATCACCATATTTTGCTTCCCCATACTTATCTCCAAAAAACATACTATATCCAGTTGGTCCTGATGTTCCCTCTGCATATCTTATGGTTTGTAACAATGCTTGTTGATCAACACTACCAACACGAGAAACATCATCTGGTGCATTAGATCTAACTTCCCCAAGAACTGGTGCTTTTTCTCCAGTATCAATATCTTCATTCAATGGTGTTGTGAATATCTTAAAGCTTTCTACAATATCATCTCCAAGTATTGATATTGAATCATTTAATTCATCAAATGATTTAGATATTTCGCCACTAGAAAATGCTTCAAAATCAAGATTAATGAGACTAGAATACAATCCCCCCATAGAAACTGTAAAATTATCTATTACAGTCTTAGTATTTGTAACAAATTTATCTAAGGATTCTTTTAATTTTTTAATTCTTTTTATAAATTGCGCTCCCACAAAAATCCAAGTTGGAAGATTATTCATTATCCAACCAGCGGTAATATATCCAAGTGCTTTCAATAATCTACTCAGAGGACCATCATTACTGGCAGTAATGACAGATAATGGAGATGCCTTTGATTGAGAAATTTTATTAATTTCAATTTCATCTTCTGAGATTTTTCTTCTATCAGATTCCAATCTTCGATATTCTAATAATCTCGATCTAGAATAAAAATCTCTTCTTATTTGATTATTAGAACTAATAACGTTAGAAATATTGTCAATAGAATTTCTAGCAGAAGAAACACTTCTTCTACTGCTTTCCAGAGACTCTGAGATTGCTCCCAAATTTATTGTCGATCTTCTTAAAGTATCTACTGCTGTTGCCATATTATACTATTACATTGTAAGTTAATTGAGAATATAGCAAATAGAAGTTATCAGAATTTGATGAATTTATTAATGGAACTTCAGCAATTGGTTCACTAGAAACTACAGAACCTTCTTGCTGATTTTGTCCACTTGATGTTTTAATCATTGTCAATGATGGCTTTGGTTCTGGTAACTGTCCCACTTTCTGTGGTTTTGGTGGAATTGTTGCTATTGATGCTGGAGTTATACTCTCAGCATTAACTTTAGACTGTTGCTCCTTAACTGGTTCATCAATAATGACTGGAGAAACTTGTTTTGTTTCTTCAGATTCTATCTGATTTGATTGGGAACTATTAACATTTTCTAAAGGTGATTGATCAGATGATGTAGTAGGTTGAATCATTGAAACTTCGGTTCCAGAAGAAGTTTCAATGTTAGTAGAATCCTCCATGGGAGGAATCATAGACTGATCAGTTACATTATCACCCATTATAGTTTCTTGGGGAGAAACTGTATCTTTAATATTTTTTTCCAGATCTTTCTTGAGAGAAGTGATAGATTCTGGTTTTATAACAGGATCTATTGTTTGTTTAGATTCTTGAGAGTTTTGTGTCTCTTTATTTTCCGCAGATTTACTTTCTGGTATTTTACTTTCTAATGGTTTATTTGAAGGAGGTGGTGTCTCAGTTTTATTTTCAGTTTCCTTTAATTTATTTGCTTCTTCTACTACTTGATCTGCAACAACTTTATTATTTGGATTCTTTCCAAATATATTGCTCCCGAATATTTCTGCAATTTGATCTGCACCATATGCAAGTTTGGCGCTTGTTGTTACTAATCTAACCCAAACATTTGCTCCACCAAGTGTAGATATTGCACCTATCAATGCGTCAGCGTTTTCACCATTCTTAAGATTCATAAATGTAGTAAGCAATCTCATAGAATTATTAAATAGGTAATCTTTTCCTTTTGCAAGAGGATTTTTCGGTTTTGGTGGAGTTCTTGGTGTTGTTGGTGTTGTTGGTGTTGTTGGACTAGTTCTTGGAGAACTTCTCGGTCCCCTTTGTTGACGCCTGTTAAATCTATCAACTATCTTTTTAAGAGGGTTTAATTTTGAAGAAACATTAGATAAAATATTTTTTAATATACTAAATCCTGCCCTTAATGTAAGTAAACTACCAACAACAATTCCAATATTTTTTAAAATATTCTTTTTTATTTGATCTAATCTTTGATTATTTCCATCCTCTGATGCTTGTATTGCTTCTGCAGTTTGATCAGTCAACCAACCAGCAAACAATAATCCTAAAGCAGTTCCAATTCTCCCAAAAATATCATTCATTTTGGGAGCTAATGTATTAACTGGTTTTATTACAGCATTTGTAATCTTTGTTTCAATTTGATTTTCCTTACCAATTCTTACTTGTCTTTCTGCAAGTAATCTATTTCTACTTTCTTCATCTCTAAGTCTTTGTTGCTCTTCAAAAGAACCTCTACTAATTAAAGAAGCAATTCTATCTAGACCATCACTAATACCATCTATCTCTGATCTTAAACTTAAAATATTAGAATTTAATGATGAAAGTGTTTGCTCCTGTTGAGTTATTACATTACTAGTCTGAGTATCTACTATATTCCTTCTTTGTTCTACACCCAGAATATCACTTCTAATTGTGGATGCATTTATTATTGTTCTATTTACTATTAATTCGCGAACCTGAGGAGAAAGAATGGATCCAGTATATGGATCCATTCCTGTTCTAACTACATTTGATGCTACATCTTCTCTAGCCATTGCTGTTCTTTAGATTTTCTTCCTCAATGTATTGTTGCAAGAGAGTTATGTAAACTTCTCTCTCCCAAGGAATCATATTTTCTATCTCTGTCAAAGAGTATTTATGATGCTGAACCAGAGAAAAGTTAGTCTTATAGTATGACTCAAGACTTTCATGGGCCATACCTATGCTAAAAAACTAGTTAGTCCCTCTAGAACAACTTCACTGTCAACTCCAGTGTTTGGATTTTTTACTTTTATAGTATGTGATAGTTTTGGCATGGTCTCAAAAAATTTCTCAACCGCTTTAAACTGGGATGATGTAAATCCTTCAATAAAATCAGATAATTCTTTTTTAGTGCAATCAGAAGCACTCCAAGATTCTTCTTCAGTATAAACTTGCTCTATACAAGAACATATCATATCAAATGTTTCATCAACAGTAACTCCCTGAGATGTAAAATTCTTTTTAATGAATTCTTTCATTGAGGGATACTTCATTCTTAGAGTCAGATCATCAGACAACTTAATATCTCTAGAATGATTTTTCAATGTTTTGACATTAATCTCATCAAGATTAATGCTCTTTGGGACTTGTGTTTTCCCATCATCAGGACATGTAATTAGAACATCAACACTTTCACCTACAGATTTTCCTCGGATATTTAAAAATAAATATTCAATATCAAAAGTTGATAAATCTTCAACTTTGATTCCTGGAGTAGTAATACAGTTTTGAATTACTTGTTGAACTGCATCTCCGATCTGCTCCGGATCTTCACTTTCAATTGCAATTATTAATATTTTCTCCTCCTTCACAAGAAAAGGTCTATATTTAATTTTCTTTTTTATAGAAGGAATTTCTAAAGAATAAGTTGGAAATGATACGGATGGTAATGGCATAATTTTTGCTACAAGATCATATCAATATTTATGTTAGAATAGAAAATCTCCTTGCAGAGGATCTCTATTATTAGAATCTCTTTTAAAAATATCATAACTTGCAGATCTACCAATCACATACCTATCAATTTTAAATGATGCCTGCATTGTCAAAATATTTGATTGTGAATATGATACTGGAATTGAAGCTATATTATAAGGATATAATCCTATAAATGTATACTCCAGAACATTCTTTTTATTTTTTCCATCATAATCTCTTTCAAATTTAAATATTTTTGTTTTATTTGATTTATAATATTCTGGATATTGCATTCTAATATAATAAGCATCATCAATGTTTTCTGAAATTGGACCTAATTCTCCTTCTAATGGATTTGTTGAACCACTTGCAATAAATTCCATCCAATGCTCTAAGAATTTTAAAGATTTATAATTTTTATCAACATAAAATTCCATAGTTATATCTTGATATTGCCTCCTGTGAGCAATTGATTCTGTCATTCCAATATAGTTTCCATTTATATCTGCAGTGGCAAGTTGAGTTGTTGGCAATGCTGCATTATTGCAAAGAAGTCCAACATCCTCGGAAATAAATTGCCTATCTATACCTCTTTTATAGAGATAGTCTTTTAATTCCCTACCCAATCCACCAAACCTTACTTGATAGAATGATGATTGCGATAAATTAGTAAAAAGTGGTGAGATTTCTGATATTTTTTTTACTTTTGGTCTTGCCACTCTAAATACCTACGTGTAAAACTTGGTGTATATTTATTTAGATGTCTTACAAGGGAAAATACAGTCCTTCATATCCCGAAAAATACAGTGGAAATCCTTCAAATATAATTTATAGATCTTTGTGGGAAAGAAAGTATATGAAATACTTGGATTTGAATGAAAATATTATACAATGGTCCAGTGAAGAATTTTACATTTGGTATAAATCACCAGTTGATGGAAAACCACACAGATATTTTCCAGATTTTATTGTAAAGGAGAAGACATCTTCCGGAAAAATACTAAACTATGTGGTAGAAATAAAACCAAAAAAGCAAACTAAGGCTCCAAAAGAACCAAAAAGAAGAACTAAAGGTTATCTTTATGAGGTCATGGAGTATGCTAAGAATCAATCAAAATGGAAGGTTGCCAAAGAATGGTGTGAAGATAGAGGTTATGAATTTAGAATACTTACTGAAGAAGATCTAAACATAAGATACTAAAATGGCACTCACCGGATACGAAAAAGGATTAGATGAATATACTAAAAATGAATTAATTGAAATTGCAGAAAAATATACCATATACTACCAAACCAAAAGTGGACAAGGTAGAACTGGATCATATAATAGACTTACAAAACACCAACTAATTAGTCTAATAAAAAATGATCAAGATTATAAGGATCAAAATCCAAGTTATAGAAGAAGAAGACCAGATGGTAAATTAATAACTGATAGATTTAAAGAATTATTGAGATCAATATATGGAAATGAAACTCCAGAAGATCTCATGAATGAAATATTAAATAGAGCACAATCAACTATAAGGCAATTTCCAGAGCCAGGGAAACATTATACATATATTTACTATGCAAAAACTCCAAATATATTTTATGATCGCCACCCATTAATAACATGTGGAGAAATACTTGAAAAGGGATTTTATGGATTCAATTATCATTGGGGAAAGATAAGACAGTATAATACTGTTGATGGTGATAGATTACTTAGTGGTCTTTATGAAATAAGTTCCAAAGAACTCACCACACTAAGAAAAATTCCTTATGGTAAAAAAATAAGAACATAAATCATAAATAGTTAAAAAAATGTCATTAAGGTATCCTATAAAAAATATTGGAGAACAAGACGATTATTTAATGATTCAAATTGTAGAGTATAAACCACCAGGATTAACAAGCCAAGGTGGGGGAAGAACATTTGCTCTGCAAACTTCTGCAGATTCTTTGGGAAATTCGAAAACTATAGAAACGATCATTCTCCCAATGCCACAAAATATTCAAGATAATAATGCCGCAGATTGGGTTAGTGGGACTATGAATCCATTACAAGCATCATTGGCAAGTGGTGGTGCAGATGTAATACAAAGTAAGAATTATTTAAAGGGAATTTTTGATGCAGGAAAAGAATATTTTGATGCCATTGGTAACGAGTTAACAACAGGATCTTCGCAAAGTGGAGTTGCTGCTGGATTTGTTGCTGCCGCAATTAATCAAATAGTTGGACAGACTGATTTAAACCAAGTAATTTCAAGGCAATCTGGACAGGTATTTAATTCTAATGCAGAAGTTTTATTTAATGGAGTAGTTCTTCGCCCTGCATTTTCTTTCACTTTTGATTTGATTCCAAGATCAAACACAGAGTCTGTGAGAATTAAAGAAATTATTAGAGCATTTAAGTCTAATATGCTTGCTAAAAAAAATATTGAAGCAAGTAAAACAGGTCTTTTTGTTTCAGCACCAAATGTATTTAAATTGGCATATAAAAGTGGTGGTAAAAATCATCCATTTTTACACAAATTTAAACCTTGTGCATTGACTCAAATGAATGTCAACTATAATGCATCTGGTCAGTATGCCACATATTCTGATGCAACTCCCGTTCATATGCAACTATCTCTTCAATTCCAAGAATTATCACCAATATATGCAGAAGAACAAGAAGCAATCCCATTCAATGAAGGAGTAGGTTACTAATGTCATATTTTAGATTAATACCAGAATTAGAATATCAGTCATTTTTACCAGGAACTTCATCTTCAAAAAACTATATTACTGTAAAAAATCTATTTAAAGTTGCAAGACTTAGAGATGATCTCCAAAATGTTTTTACAATATTCAACAAATATGAAATAAAGGAAGGATCAAGACCTGATCTAATAGCAGAAGAATTTTATGGAAGTGCTGAATATGATTGGGTTGTTTTAGTTTGTGCTGGAATTACAAATTATAGAGATCAGTGGCCATTGTCAGACAATGATTTCTATAAGTATTGCTTAAAAATATATGAAAATGAGCAGAATCTATATTCCCCACATCATTATGAAACTATAGAAATAAGAGACTCTGAAGATAGATTGATTCTTCCTAAAGGAAAGATAGTTGATAAAGAGTTTACACTATCATATAAAGATGGTGATAGAATCTATAGCAATGATCCTGAAGTAACAGGACCAAATGTATATCCAATAGGAAAAAGTATTGTAATAGAGATCAGTAATTATGATTATGAAATAAGAAAAAATGATGATAAAAGAACAATTTACTTATTAAAACCAGAATATTTGATAGAAGTCTTGAATGATATAGAAGACATTATGACGTATGATGAATCATCAGAATTTGTAAATGATAGAATAATAAAAACTGAAAATACTAAAGTAGTATTGAAATAAAAAAAGGAGGGTTTTAAACCCTCCTTCAATCAATCATTCATCTGCAAGTCGTGCAAAGTATGAAAGAGTTTCATCATCGTCATCATCATAACTAGAAGAAGAATTGCTACGAGATGGTTTGAGATCATTCAGTTCACTTCGCAAATCTTGTGTAATTTCGCGAGATGGACCACGGAAGTCTTCTTCATCTTGAACTTCTTCATCAATGTTGGGGCGTTGTTGCTTAACTCCAATAACATTATCAAAACGCTTTTTCAGTTCATCATAAGTCTTGAACTGATCAGAGGCAACCAACTGCTCCAAAGAATATTGCTTTTTCCAGATTGCTTCCATTTCATCGTCATCATCAAGAAGTTGACCAGGACGAGAAAACTCTGAAGAATCATAGTTGCGATAACCAGCAACATTCTTTGCTTTGAGTTTAAAATTAGCGCCTGTCCAGAAGTCAAAAGGATCAATTGCTTCCTCATCTTCAAATTCTGGTTGCATTGCTGCAGTCAGTTTATCAAAGATCTTTTTACCAAACTTATAAAGGAAAACTCGACCTTCATTATCAGGATTTGTTGGATCCTTGACAACATAAATGTTAGCAATGTAAGTCAATTTACGCTTTTGCTTACGTGCTTGTTCTTTTCCAGCATCAGTTCCATTATTCCAGAGCATAGAGTTATATTCCGAAACTGGATCTTTTTGTCCCATGGTCGTCAAAGAGTTTTCAATATACCAACCACCAGGACCTTGGAAAGCGTGACTATAGAGTTTCACAAAAGGAAGATCTTCATTTTCTGGTGCAGGGAGAAAACGAATTACTGCATAACCATTGCCACTTTTGTCAACTTCAAGTTTCCAGAAGCGTTCATCTGCAGATCCACTTGTATTATTCATTTTTTCAACTTCCTTGACAAGTTTTTGAGTCAAGGAACCAAGTTTGGATTGCTTTTTAAGATTTGCGAAAGACATTTTAGATTCGGAGGATAAATTGGATTTGTCGGATTTGTTTTCGACCTCTTTATTATAGAGTCACCATAATGGGATGTCAAGCCCTGGTCTGAGGGTCAATCTATAAAAAGTTTTAATTCTTCGATGGTGGCATCCATAGATTTAAATAATGTTTGCATATCAGTGCTTGGGGGATAACCCATCATGTTTACAGATTTTTCTAAGTTTCTCTTCATTTCTATGGCACTTTCATCATCTGAAAGAGATAACCTAGTATACATTATTCTTTGCTTTTGCAACAGTTCTTGCAACTTTTCAATATGATTCATTTTTGAATCTCTATCCATCATATCAAAGGAAAAAATTGTCTCTGATATTTCCTGTTGAAGTCTATTAATTTCAGAAATTTCTTCCTGTATTATTTCGGAGTCAAAAAAATTATTCATTTAAAATTTCTCGCAGTATCTTCTTATAATGAAATATATCAATATTTAGAAACTGATTATACTTGGAAATTTTTAAATTGACACAACTCCAAATTGGATCATCCAAATTTTTATTAAAGTTTTTTGAAAAATTGAATATTTTTTCGTATATTACCAATGTTTCTATTGATAAATCCCCACCTAGAAAAGATTTTAGTATCTGAGGATGTCCCTTGGAGCACTTGAAAACATCCTCTAATCCTCTCTCCGATAGTAATTGTGTTGATTGTTCTTTGAAATAATACGTCAAACTCTGCTGTCGTTTTATCCATTCCAGATAAGTTCTTTCTCCAGAATTTATAATTTCTCCAATCCATAGGTTTTGTGGGTTATCGGAAGCAACAAAATTAGATACAAAAAAATCAACTATTTCTTTGTCAGAGTATTTTCTAGAACTCTTTTCAAAAAAATACTTATCCTTTCTTTTATTAAAAGATGTTATGGAAGCTTTTGTTTTTTTATGATATTTGAAATAATCGTATTTTGGGTTTGTAAAGTGATTTTTCAAACCCAAATACTGAGTATAACATTCAAAAGGTGACATTAGATAGGCAAACGTGCTCGGGATGTTTTTTTCATAAAGTTAAGGCGTGTTGCATCCCACTTTAATTTTTCTTTCAAAGGTTTTGATACAAGTTTAGTTACTGATTCAATCTCCAATTCATTCAATTCACAATAATGAATAATTGCATCGATGTAATTGAGTTTTTCATCAATAACAATTTTCTCTATCTCTAAAGAAAATTTTGATGGTGATAAAAACTTATTTTCTATCGCTTTTTTTAGTTCTTTATTGGGTTCCATAGAGTTCCAGTTTATCTCTAACAAACTTTCTAATATATTCGGAGAGAAGTTTGATGTATTTTGATTTGTCATATTCTTCATAAATTACAGATTCTCCATTTTCACATGCCATGATGATTACAAGTTTTTTGACTGAAATTCCAGTCATTTCATATAGCATACAACCATATGCCATACACTGAACAAAATAATGTTCGATCCACTCTCGTGGTTTTGGTTTTTTAGATGTTTTAAAATCTATTATTGCTAATTCTTTATTATATTCAGCAATACAGTCTACTGTTCCCGCAATACCTAATTGTTTACTATATAGGGAACTTTCAAGAGCGTATATGTTATTTATGCAATTTAAATCTTTCTTAACTATATTGAATAAAAATTCTGAAATAGGTTGGACTTTTGGAAGTTCTTTGTTCAACAGATGGCATTCAGTAAGAGTATGCATATCTGTCCCACGACTTGTAGCAGCTTTTGTTATTTGATTTGCTTTTTCTTCCCCAACTTTATTTCTCCATTTTACAAAAATTTCTTTATTAAAATGACTGGTTACCGATGTAATGGAAACCAGTCTAAGAAGTTCTTCTTCTGTTGGAACTCTGTAGTAACGAATTCCATCAAGAGTTTCCCTTTCTAATTTGGGAAACTCAATATCAACATGATTAAACATTAAAAACCTGCATCAATTTTTGCAACAAGATACTCTTTTACAAGACCAGATCGAACAATGTCATCTAATCCAAACTCTATTATATCAAAAGATGGCATTTTACGCAAGACCGACATAAAATCTACAATGCCATTTTTTTCATTTTGTTTTTGTAAATCAGATTGTCTAGTATCTCCACAAAAACAAATCTTAGTATTTTCACCAACACGTGTAATTATAGAATCTAATTCATGGAAATTCAAATTTTGAAACTCATCGACAATGATGATTGAATTATCTAATGTGGTTCCTCTTAAGAAAGAAGTGGACCAAAATTTAATTGTTTCTTGTGATTTTAAATTACCATAAAGCATTTCAAAATCAGCATCACTAGGCATCTGGAACATATACTTTACCATATTTTTATATGGAATTTGATATATGTCAGCTTTATCTTCATGGGAACCTGGAAGGAATCCAATCTCTCTGGTCGCTACAAGAGATCTGACAAGGTATATTCTTTCATATGGAGTATATTCATTCAAAACATCTTTCAATGCATTGTATAGGGTTATAAAGGTCTTTCCGGTTCCTGCGCAACCATATGCAACTAAATGTTTTTGCTCAGAATACGAATCAAACAAACGTTTTTGATTGTTTGTAAGAGGTTCAATATCTATTAGATATTCAGAGCTTAATGGTTTTTTCCTCTTCATTTGCTTTGCAGTCATACCAACACCAATTGGTTGGTCGAAAGATGATCTCTTTTTTCTTGCCATACTAGATTTTCTTTACTCTGGATCCTGGTGCTTTTGATGCTTTATCTAGAACTTCATTCCAACCGGGATTCTTGTTTACAAGTTTATCCCTCCACTCACCAACCTCTCCAGGTTGAGGGCATGTGGATGGATCAGACCAATCTCTGATCCATTCTGGATTATCTTGTTTCCATTGATCCCAGTCGTGAACGCTCATTTCAACTTCTTTTTGTTCACCACTAGTAACATGAATAACTGGATATGTTGCCATTGTTATCAATTCAAAACATAAAGTTATTTATAGGTGGTTTAATACTTTGATATTACATTGAAAGAAACTGTAATCCTATCCTCATAAGAGTTATTATAATTTACATAATGCATTAACTCAGAAGGAAAAATAATTACATAACCCTCTTCCATTTTTTTTGTAGTTAAAATTTGAGAAGAATCTAAGGAAATACAATTTATTGATTTGGATTCGTTAGTAAAGCATGTAGTATTGGCGTATTCCAAATTCATAATGTATATTCCAGAAAATGAAGGAACACTATAAGAAGTTGGAGATTCTGGAAAAATAGGTATTATTGAATGATTATGTATTTCTTGCCAATGACTTCCTTTATAATGATTATACCATATTTTTGCAATATTAGAGGTTCTAGGAATTTTAACATTAAGAATAGGATTCATCTGTTCAATTAATTCATCAATAGGTTCCCATATTATTTTTTCAAAAAAATTTTGATCAAATATATTAAAATTATTTTTATCTGAATCATCAAAAAAACTACTAACTATATCACAATTCCAAGTATTCTTTTTATTATACGTTCTCCCATTTTTTTTAATATCTTCCATTATCAATGGAAGATATGTATTTTTTATTTTTTTGTGAGATTTAATTTTTTTCCACCAAACAAAAGGAGTTTGAAATATAAAAAAATTACTTTCCTCAAGATCCAAATCTTTAGTATCTGACATTAATTCCACTCCAGAGATTCTGAAACAGTTGGAAACTGTTCCATAAAGATCTTCTTACAAGCATCAGCAATATCCATATGCTCCTTCTGTGTTCCATGACCAGAACGCAGAGAAATATAATGAATCCAAGAACGACATGATCCACTCATATAAATTCGTGTTGGAGTTGCTAGAGGCAATACAAAACGAGCACATTCCTTTGCGATTCCCATATCAAGCATTGACTGATAGAGAACCATAGAGTCATCAAAGTGCTTGCGAATCTTATTCTCAAACTCTTGCTTTACAGAATCATCAATATCATCAATAGAGTTCTGGCGGTTCTTAGTATCCTGACGACGCAAGTCAAAGAGAGGAATACTATCTCCCAGAAGAGAACTATCAGCATAGCGTTGAGAGAACTCTTGATAGGTGAAGGAACGGTGCCTCAGGATCTGTGCCGCAATTCCCCTACTAGTTTCAATCTCAAGAGTCATAAATGCCTGCTCAAATACGCTCCAGTGCTGGTGTTTGATACAATATCCCAACAACTTTGCATAATTAGGATTTTCTTGATTATTTGGATTTGAGACCCTGGCAACATATGCCATTGTCTTTTCTGCATCTGGAGTAACACTGATGAATTTTACACTGTTCATTTTTTACCAAATCCTTTTGAATTAATTTGCTCTGCTTCTGCGATTTGTTCTTTTACCGCACGCAATTGATTTTTCATCTCTTGAATTCTTTCATCATTATAGAGATGATCTTGCTTGATAAGTCTTTCAAGCAATTTTACAAGTTCTTTTGCTCTACTCATTTTTCTCTTTGCTACTGTTCAATCAGGATAACCATCATCATCTTCAAAGATTTCATAATAGTCATACTTTGGTAGATTTTCTTTTTTACTTCTCAAATAACTTTGAGAATCGGAATAAATTTCTGTTTTTAGAGAATCGACTAATATTTCAAGATTTCTTACAATAAGCTTTAGTCTTTCTTTGTCCATGAAATCTGGGTTGTTACTGAACCAGTATACCATAAAAAAAGAGGGTCAGCAACCCTCTCAAAATTTATTTTGTTTTGCAAAATCCTGCCATGCAGAGTTGCGCTTCTTTTAGTTTTTTCTTTTTGACTTCTTGCAATTTAATTAAAGAAAGCCAATTTGATTGAACTTTTTGTGGTTGTGTCATGATACTACCTCAACCTTCTCTTCATGCTTTACTCCTCTGTAGGTTTCTACAAAAGTTTTTAATTCATGACTTTGTTGATTTGGTCTTTTGGCGGTATCATATTTTACGCCACGATAAACGACTTGTGCCATTATTGACTCCTAAAGAAATGAGAATATAATTCCCGTTCCTTCAGTCGTTTGCGTCTTTAGTTCCTAACCTAAAACATGCTGGTTCAGTTCCTCTAATAAAAATAGAGATAAACTCTAACTTTTCATTTCGATCTAACAAAGTAGATTCAAAAACTCCCTGTGCCAACCAATCAAAGTCATTACATGACAATAATTTTGGGTCTGGTTCTGCTGTTGCCAACAGTAAAGGTAAAAGAAACATAAGATGAACGATCCCGTTCCGCGACTTACTTGCGATCCCATAAAGTATTACACCTTGAATACTAATGAAAGTATTATGCTTAGAATACTAATTAGGGATTGAACGACAGGTCTATTATAGACCATATAAAGTATATAGTCAAGTTACTTTGTAACATTTGATACAAAATTAAACTATATGGACAAAAAAATATGGCGAATTTTTTTGCCATATTTTTGGAATTATTTTTTCGATTTGTTTTTGGGTTTTGTAGTGTTGCCCCAGAGCTTTGGATTTATTCTACCATAACCAAAATCAATACTCTTTATACCACCTCTAAATTTATCATAATACATATCAAAAATTTTAGAAACTTTAGAGCTTCTGGTGAGATCATATCTAATCTCACCATTTACTTCATAAGTTACAATTCTAGCATCATTAGGAACATCTTTAGTTTTTACCTCCTGAAGAGTTCCATTTTCAATTAAAATTTCACATCCATATTTTGCTTTTGAATTTTCTTTTTCTTCAATAGTCCATTTATCCATGTTTTTATTCTCTTATTTAATCTATGATCTTCCACCCCAAACGATATCGGGATATGCTTCAGATACAATTTGCTTTGTGATTTTATACTTATCCTGAAGTTTCTTGTCCTTAATCAAACAAACAATTTGCGCTTCCAATGGATGAAGACCTTGAAGAACATTTATAAACATTGTTTCTCTTCGAAGAGATGATAAAGAATCATTACCACCTTTAATGAAATTAAAAAACTTATTATATTCTTTTCTAATTGAAGATTTTCCCTGGTCTTGTGACCCAAGAGAACTTGTTTTCAATTCATCCATAGTTTTAACAGCACTATCAATCTTTTCAGTTAAAGTTCCTTTAAATGAATCCATTTCATCTACTGCTGCATATGGAACATCTCCAGGGGGAAGAGCACTAACAATACTATCATCAAAATTCCAAATAAAGATTGCTTTGATGGAAGGATGTTCATACTTCTTCAAAATTTCAATCTTCTTAGCATTTGTCCTTTGCTTTGAAACAAGATTCAATATTTCAAATACAAAAGGATTTGCTGGAAGATCTGTATTTGTAGATGGTGATTTTTTCTTTGTCGCTGTCATTGTTATAAACTATAATGAATTATTATGAAATTATTTATGATGTGCAAATATATCAGATTTCTTCTTCATCTTCGTCAAAGTCTTCAGAATCAAAAAAATCTTGACTGAATGTAACTGCAAAAATTTCATCTGGAATTACATTTCCATGCTCATCAAAAAACTCAGGATGAAGAGCAGGTCTATCCTGATATTTCAACATATATTCTCTTACTGACCATCCACCAATGAGTCCAACTATAAGAAATAGTATAGTCATTAAAAATCCAAAAACTAAACTTACTGCTAACATTTTTTTTCTCCTAGAAATAACTATCTTTTTCTTATGCAATTGAATGAAAACTCTAAGTGGATAGTTACTTCTCTTTTAAAAAAGCAAACTATCTTCTCAAAGATAAATTTAAATGTTTTGGTTTGCTTTTTCTTTCCTCCATTAAGAACAAGTTCAACACCACGATTGTAGCATGGCTTATCATTATTTATGTTCGATTTCTTCTCTTTCATTTTTGATATATTGAATCGTCTCAATTGCACCTCCAATCAATTTATCATTGTAAAATACCTGCGGAAAAGTTGCATTGTTTCCAAATTTCAAAATAAAGTCTTCTTTACTAAAATCTTCATTTAAATTATATACAACAAAATTTTTTCCAGTAAGTTCCAAAACTTGTTTTACTTTATAACAGTAATTGCAGTCATCTTTCGAATATACTTCAAATTTCATTTTCAATAAACTTTTGTTTTTCTAGGATTATATATCTTAAGAAGAGATTTTTCTTTTGGTTCCATCCATTTCATTATAGCATTCATCCTATCATGTGTAAAGAACTGCTGTTTCTTATACCATTCTTTCCAATCAGAATGTCCTTTACTTTTATTGCATTCTTTACAACAACATAAACAATTAGATGAAAAATCAATTCCCCCTTTGCATTGAGGAATAATATGATCTATGGTTAATTGATCTTCAGATCCACAATATGCACATTTAAAATCCCATTTTTCCTTAATGGTCTGTTTCCACATCCTTCTAGCTTCGCCAGAATTACATGTATGTAGATTATACATGTAGTCTTTAAAACTTGAATATAATGGCATTATTCAATTAACTTCCACTAAATCAAGCATATCGTAGTATGTTCCCTTTACATTTCGATCCAAAAATCTTGTAATAACTCCAAGCGGCACATCATTTTCATAAGTTTCATCTTTTTTTCTTTTTTTGTAAGCAAAATTCACAATTTCAACTACTCTATTGTGAACAGATTTCCTTGAAGGATTTACAAATTTATACTTTTTACCAATTTCAATAGTGTTATATCTAACAACACCTGGGCGAACTTCAACTTTAAATGTAAACTTAGAAATAGGTTGATCTTGACTCCTTAAATCAAATAATTCAATTTTTTCTTCTTCCGATAAACTTGAATAATCGATCATTCTTTTAGATGAAATTGTTAAAAGTATTTATATTTTCACAAAAAAAAGGAGGATTTCTCCTCCCAATAATTAAGTGGTATGTTTATCAAAAACTTCTATTAAGTTTTTTACAATATTAACCCCACCAATATGTTCTTCAATTTTTAAACCATTTTTGTCAGTAACAACAAAAACTGGTGTTGCGGTAATTCCGTATAATCTTGCAAGATTTAAATTTTCTTCAGGAATTGGATCATCAGTAGCATCTTCTAAATCAATTTTTTCAATCATATTAATTCTTTGATCATCAAGACTATCAAAGTATTTTTCTACAAGTCTACAAGGACCGCATGATTCTTTAGAAAATAGTAAAAACTTTTTCATTGGTTTTTCTTTTAATGATTTTCTATATAAGTTTGGCCAAGTGTCTCTAATTATTTCAGAAACTTTATATGGAGTTTCGGAATTAATCATCATGGATTGTGATCTTTATTTCCTTTAATTTTGTTGTAACCCCAGACAACAAGAGCGCCAGCGCCGACGCCTACGATACAGCAGATAATCATATGTTCTAAGTGATGCATTAATTTTTGTTTTTATTTGACCAAGTTAATTCTAACGTAGTTGCCAATAAAATGGCAAACGCAAATATAAAAAGATGAGGCATCAGTTTACAGTTACGTGTCCAATCATTCCAGCCCCTTTATGAGGATCGCACCAAAAGGTATACTCACCAGGAACATCAAAGGAAACGTCAAAGGATTCTCCAGGAGAAAATGCCAGACCTGTATGGCTGAGCTCGGGATGACCATCAACAATGACATTGTGAGGAGGTAACACGTTATTGACAAAGTGGATGCTATCACCAGCAGCAATTGTAACTTCTGAGGGTTCAAAGACTAGTCCTCCATTATAACCCATCTGAACATCAACTGCCCAGGCAGGAAGCGCAAAGAAAAGAGTTGCGATAAGTGTGAAAAAGAACTTCATAAAAGTTTATGTAACTTTATTATGTATATGCCTTAGGTTTTTATACTTATCATTTGTCAGGTATTCCTGATGAATCATTTCAGAAAACTCATCTGCACATTTCATCCAAGTTTTTCTTGCTGTTGGTGCTAACTCGTCATTATTCATCATCATTTCATACCAGATATTCCATAATATCCTACACTCTTCAGACTTCTTCTGAAGATGTGGTTCCCTATACATTGGAACATTTTGGGATGTGTGCCCGTGACTGTAACTATTTACACAGAATACAATCCAGTAATAGTATCAACATCTGCCGGTCTGAATGCTCTCACGGGAGAGATCCAGTTGTAAGACATCACTGTGTCGTTGGTGTCCGCATCATACCATATATCACCGTCTCTGTCATCGTGTGGATGTTCAAGTCCTAGTGCGTGACCCCACTCATGCATATACACATACTTCCTATCATGAGAACGTTTCTTTACTAGGATGGTATATCCTTTCTCTGTTGGTATACACAAACCGGCAGCATACCCATATGGTTCTGGGATGTTCTTTCGTTCATAAAATGCAACCTCAGCATGTTTTGGTTTCTTCAACAATTTAATGTCAAATGATACAATCTCATCTGTGGATGCTAGCATATTGCGAGTGAACCTCGTTGGACTATCAACATACACCTTGAGGATGTTGTCATCCAAGAATTGAGATGTGTGTTGATAGTTACGAGGATAGATTAGTTCTTCCATTTTACTTAATCCATGTAACTATAGAATATCTTACTCCTTCAGTTACTGTAGTGATTTGATGTGGATAAAGAAAAGAAGATGGAAAAATTATTAAAGATCCCTTTTTACAGTTTACCTTATATTCGCCATCAAAAAAAAGAAGATCACCTCCCTCATATCCGTCATTTAAAATGATTGAGCAAGATAATGTTCTTCTCATATCAGCTCCAGAATCAGTATGTTCTTTATAAAATTCTCCAGTATTATATCTCAATAACTGATATCCAGAATCTCCATCAATTGCAGATGCATATTTAAATTTATCCACATACTTATTAATATGATCAGACAATATGTTAAAAATTGTATCATCAATTTTTTTTCTGACTTTATAATTTTTTTCAATCACCCTATCAGTTGAAATTTCTACCTCCTTACATGTCCTATAATAAGATATATCGATACTGGTTTTACATTCATTATATTCTTCTTCAGAATATTCTTTAATTATTTCATCACAAAGTTCATCAGAAAAAGAATTATCAAAAACAGCAATATAATTCTCTAAGCAGTTTTCATTTGCATTTTCTTTTTTATTGAAGTTTAATTTGTCAAAATAATACTCTTTATATTTTCCATTTAATTTAACATAGTGTAAGAAGCATTGTGCATACTTATTACCAAGAAATTTATCTCTACCGTGAAAAACTTCTTTTCCATAATATATTACTGCATCACCAGGATTCAAATTTATATATTCTTTTCTACCAGAATTTTTCATGTAAATTGGCCATTCACAATCACCATCCAAATGAACTGTGATACTCACTTCACATGATTCTCTATCAATGTGCTCTTCTAATAAACTATTATTTTTATAAACTCTAGCATACGAATAAGCAGGTAATACTGTTTCTCCAATGATCTTAGAAACTTTTTTGCATTTATTAGAAAGCAATCCTACAAAAGGGAGATAATTATAATATGCGGAGGAGTCTACAACTTGAGGATCTCCTTTAATATTATTTTCTAAACAAAAATTAATAAATTTTTCGCCAAGATCTTTTGCTTTTTCTGCAGATATAAAGTTTTTAATTACTTTGTATTTTTTACCGTTAAAATCATTCACAATCACTCACCTCTTACAATATGGTCCCATGCAACTTTATATTTATCATCCCAATTATCACAGTATGGAGGATAAAAAGCATTGAGAGCAGCAGTAGTATCAACGATGCGTTGTGTATCACCAGCATCTACTGCTTCTTGTAGTTTATCAAGAAGAAAACTAAATGACGTGATTTGATTGAATGCCTCTTGAAGGTCATTCATTACTTTCCAGGTTTTGTCTTTCATTGTATTCTCATCCAAGGTTTCCATCAGAATAAAGTTCCCAAGCATCGCGATCATCAGTTCCCAAAGCATCTTTGAGTGCTTCTGTTACACTCTCTTTGAAGTTCTTACGTGGAATGAAGATGTCATCAGCATCACGTTTGTAATCTGGGAACTTCTCTTCAAACTCCACCTCTACATCATACAATAGTGACCCTACAATGTTATTAATAGTTTCGATGGTTTGTCCTTGGAGTTGATCCCAGTTATATCCTGGGAACATATCATCTTTGACACGATCAAGCAATGCTTTCTTACAGTGCCATCGTGCATCAAACATACTGGTGAATGCTTCCCAATCATGTTGGGATTTGAAATTAGGGATTGTCATAGGTCGAAAAGAGAAATACTTTGATTGTTTGTCCATCATCTTGTAGTGACACTTGAACGTTAGAACATTCATAACGAACATACTCACGTCCTTCACTACCAATCACCTCTACACGGGTGACATCAGGATAGTTCTTGATGTGATCACCATTTGGTGCTTCATAATCTAAATCACCTTCATTCCAAGGTTTTTGTCCAAAGGTTTCACGATCAATTCCAAGAGATTTCAATGCAAGTTCTTCATTGAATCCATCATACGTTGTATCCAACCATGGAGCATCATCTTTGTCAGGTAGATTGTGTTCAGTCATCGTTTTTGCTCAGCATATTCGATAATGATCTTCTTATGCTCTTTATGCTTATCAGTTACAAGGACAGTATAAAGTTTACCACCAAGTTCTTCTGCAACCATTTCAAGCAATGTCAGTTGTTCGTCAGTCATGATCGTCCTCGTAGATTCCAGGGGTCAACACCTTCAGGGATTGGAGAATCCCAAAACCCTTCATCAGCATACATTTGATACCAACCATAGTTTAGTTCTTCGAAGAATGCTAGGCGATCAATGTTATCATTGTATTCACTGAACCTAAAGTAGAACACATTACGCCAATGCCAGTAAGCATCACTAAACCATTCAGTCATCTTGATTGATATTTCCTTCATAAGAATAGTTGACATACAGATTGTCACCACCAATGTTCATGTGATACATCTTACCATTGTTGAGATAGATTCCCAACCATACTGCACGACCCTCCTCCATCGTTTCATAGTGAACCATTTTAACATCCTCCAGCACAATCTCGTCTGGGTTCTTCACGAATCTTGACATTTGAAACTCTCCTGAAACTGTTTCCAACGTTTGTCTAATTGACTATCCATAC